GAACGTTACCGGCCCGTTCTCCGCGGGTGGCGGCAGCGGCGTGATCCCGTGCTCCGATGGGTTGCACCCGTTCACCTACACCGGACTTACCACGAACACCAGTCTCAATGGCGTGGTGATCTCCAGCCAACCGGCATCCAACTCCAACGGCAACGTCACCCAGTCGTCTGCAGCTGCCGTGACCATCAACGCCCCCGTCTACCCAGCCCTCCTCCAAACCGGCAACGCCGGGGCGACGGTCCCCGCGGGATACGTCAATGGCACCAACTGCTACGTTGAGGCGTGGCCGCTGCACTGGTCCTCGTCCGCGTACACCACCCTGGCAGCGAGTCAACCCACCGGCGGCGGAATCGTCGGAGCCACCGCAGGAGGTTGGGCCGACGCCCAAGCCGCCAACGCCAACGGGAACCTCAACGCCATGCTCGACGGCTTCGCGGTACTGGCCGCGGCCCTGAGTCCCTACCCCCTCATCATGCGACCGATGCCCGAATCGAACAACGGCGGCTCGGCTGCGTTCTGGTACGACCAGGGCGCCATGGGCTGGGGGCCGCAACTGTTCCGCTACATCGTGGGCTACCTCACCGGCAATGGTGGGTTCGCCGGACAGCCGGTGACCGCGGTGCCGGTCCACAACATCATCTTTGCCACCAACTCGGCATCACCGACCGGACTAGAGGCCGTCGGGACCGACTTCCCCACGACGGCCACGGTCGGGTTCACCGCCGACCTGGTGGGGATGGACACGTACTCCGGCACGTGGGCCACCACCAACCCCAAGTCCGGATTCACCACGGCTCTCGGCGTCACCGGGTACTCCAACGTCCCGCCGATCCTCATGGAGGCATACGGCAACACCCCCACGCACGCCGACCCCACGACCTGGGGATGGGATGCCAGCACCACCGGCGACCTCGCTGGGAAAACAACGCTCAAGACCGCCGCCACCTACAGCACCTCGCGCCAGTTCGCGGCTTCGGGGACTATCCAGATAGCGACCACTCAGGGCGTTCAGTCGGTGGCCTACACCAGCCTCTCCAGCACCGGCACGACGCCGAACAAGGTGGTCACGTTCAGCGGAGTCACGACCACCGGAGTCCCTACCGGCAGCATGTTGCCGAGTCCCGTCAACGTGTTCAACCCGTTCATCTACGGCGTGGCCGTGGGCACCGCCACAGTCTCACCCAACACGGGCTGTGCCAACTTCCTCACCGGCATCAAAGACGCCACGGCAACCGGCTGTCACTTCTGCATCAACCCGCTCAACTACGGCGCCACGGCCAACAACGAGTTCCAGTCGATGCTCTTTCAGCCAGGCTTCAAGGCCATCATGCAGGACCCCGACACGGTGAACCTCCCGACACCGGGGAACTGGAGCGGCTTCGGGTGGGGTGCTGGGCAGGGTACGGAGTGGAACTGGCAGAGTCCATTGGTGGGGACTTAGCCAATGGCAACCATCAAGGGACTACTGTCACTGTTCTTCAAGGGCGGTACGCCGCCCACGCCCGTGTTTGTGCAGTACGTGGCAGGTTCGCCTTTTGTGGAGTGGACGGCTGGCACGGCAATAACCAATTGGTCCGGTGGTCCCGCAAGTGGAGGGTAAATGCTGAGCATCTACGCAGTCTCCACGCAGTACGTCAGTACGAATATCAGCAACACGGAGGGCATCAACCCGACGAGCGACACGGTGCAGTTCGCTTTCCTTGGTGGAGTGTCCAATTCCTCACAGGCGAACGAACTGGTACCGACGAGCAGCACGACTTGGTACACGGGATCGTGGCCGAGTATGTCGCCAGTGACGAACACGGCCAACAGCTATACAGCGACGATCCTTGTCGGACCCGCGGGGACTGTGGCATTGACGACTGGGACGTATCTCATGTTGGCAAAAGTAACCGCTAGTCCCGAAGCACCCGTTATTTTCTGCGGTCCCATTTCAGTTAGCTAACAACGCTCTGACCTGCATGTTTTGTAGTGAAGGAAAGTAAGGCTATTCACTCACGGTATTTGGCGCTGTAGGACCGATTTTAGCGTCTGGCACAAGGCGCCGTACACACTATTTGCAAGCCTCCTGAGCGATTCTAGGGGCCTTAGAAACGTAACGGAGCGTGCGTATGAGCAGCACAGTCGCGTACGCCAACTACGACCAATCGTACACGAACCGCGTACCTCTTTTGACACCACAGGAATATAATTCGGCCCCGACCGCAATGGACGTTGCAAATCTGGTGTCAGGTGGGTCGCAGGCAAACTCTACCGCACTTGTAGAGACGATTGCTCGGGCATCCTCCTGGGTGGACCAGTACGTGATGGGATCAACTGGCACCCTTGCTGCGACACTGAATACGGAGTCGTATCGCATCTGGAGTTCGCGTGACCTGACATTAAAGATCCACCCGCGGTTTTGGCCAATTCTTGAAGTCGATTCATTCTCGTACGCCCCAACGGGTGGTTATGGCTTCAGCAACGCGGCGTCAATCACTCCAGCTGGCAACATCTGGATAGAGCCGCAGGAGTTCGTGGTCAACCTCAACGCTGGGGGCATCTTCGGATTTAACACAGCGTTCAACGGTTTCGGCGGAATCGGCGTTGCTCCGTGCCAAGAGTATTACTGCACCTGGTCGTACGTGAACGGATTCCCTCTGTCCACGCTGACGGCCTCAGTCGCGGCGGGTGCAAACTCCATCACACCAGAGAGCGTGATCGGCATGTATCCCGGATCTACGTTGACGCTCTACGATTTGCCGAACGACGAGCAAATCCAAATTGCATCGACGTACGTTCCCGGTACAGCAACGGTGCCACTCGCGGGTACGACCGCATACACGCACGCGGCGGGTGTCATGGTTACGAACCTACCGCCCGCAGTCAAACAGGCGGCGATCCTTGCGACTACCGCATTCATCAAGCAGCGCGGGAGTGGTGCCATGGTTGTGCAGGACATGGGTGCGGTGACTCACCAGTCATCTGGGTTCTCGCAGAACAGCGGGAGCGATTGGGCTGAGGCGGAACTTCTGCTCGATGTCTTCAGGCAAGCCTACGTAGGATATTGATGACACCCAAACACGCAACCAAGGTCAAGCAACACGCCGCCAAGATCGCCAAAAAGGTCAAGGCCAAGAAGCCGAAGAAGTAGGTCGCCATGTCGCTCAGTGCAGTTAGTGAAGCGATCTACGACTACATGGAACCGAGCGCCAGCAACATCCCGAACCTCGGCGCACTGTATCGGGCGTTGCCGAAGGTAGCTGACGAAGCGGACCTCTTTCAGTTCACGCCGCCCGGACTTAGCGTTGGTGCGACGATCTACTACTTCGCGACCGACCAGAAGGAGACCCGGACGGCCCTAGGCGGTCCACCCCCTCCGTACGGTGGCGGCGGTCACAAGTTCGTTGAGTACACGTTCGCTTTCCTGATCTACTTCAAGAGCGACAGCCCTGCAGTGATCGACGGGCAGATCGCGTATGACGCGTTCAAGGATGCGTTTGTTGCGAGAGTTCGCGCCAACCGCACCGCAGGAACCGATGCCGCAGAGTATGGCGGTAACGGGACTGGAACGATCTTCCAGTGGGGTGAGGGCGGCATTCATGGTGGCGTCGATATTCAGGCCCAGCATTTCGTACCCAAGACCATTGACGGCGGGGCCGTACTTTTTCAAAGTCTTTACCACTTGAATGTGTGTGAAGACATTTTTACCTAAAGCAATCCGTTAACTAACCGGCGACTACGCCGAACAATCAGTCGCCGGTATCGGTTGACGAACAAGGAGAAATCATGGCAGGTACAGTCCTTCCTCTTTTGTCGGCAAACTCGTATTTCGGCCTCGCCGCCGAGAGCACGTACGGGACTGCCGCCAGCATCGCATCAATGACTCCGGTCAACAGTCCAAAGGTGACGCCTGGCGTCAAGTGGTTGATGGACACTGACTTCCGTGGGTCGCCGGTGATGAACTACGACAACATCGCTGGTGTCTACCAGGCTTCGTACGATATGAAGACGTACTGCTACACCGATGTGTTCCCGAACCTTCTGCGTGCTGCGCTTGGGTCGAGCGATACCGTTGCATCTGTTGGTGGCGGCAATTACACGCACACCATCGGACTGAACAACTCGCCCAACACTGGGTCGCAGTCGCCGTCTTACACGATCATCAACGACTCCGTTGATGCCACATATCAGATGGTTGCCTCACGTCTTGACTCACTGAACATCTCGTTTGCGGCAGATGCGGCTGTTGAGGCAACCACCTCGTGGAAAGTTAATCAACCGACAGTCGTAGCCAGCGTGTCGGCTACGCCATCTACGGTGCAGCACTTGATTCCCGCGTGGAACTGCTCGGCATCGATCGGCGGCGTCGCTGTCTATGTCGTTGAGAACTGGGCGCTTGACATCAAGCGCAACACGAACCAAATCTTTGCACTTGGCGCTCAGTCGAGTGTTTCCAACTTCCAGGGTCCAATTGAAGTCAGCGGCAAAACGACTTTCATCGTGCAGCAAGGTGAGACCTATTGGGCTAACGCCTTGACTCGTGATCAGCAGGTTGTGTCCTTCACGCTCACAGATCCCTTTACCGGATTTTCAATTCTTTTTCAGAGCAGTACGACTCAACTTGAGTCTCCAGTCATCAATCAGGGCAAAAATTATGTGGAGCTAGATTTGAACTTTACCTGTATCGGTAATACCACCGATACGGTCACGTTCGGCTACTCGCCTATGAAGACTGTCGTGACTAACAACATCGCCGCGGCGTACTAATATAGCGGATATGGCAACGCACATCTATGGACTGTACGATCCTCGCAAACCGATAGAGCTTGAGAACTGTCGCTACGTTGGTCAGACGGTTAACCCACTTGATGAGCACCTGAAGGACCACCTTTCGTCAGCGCGAGTTAACAACAACGCCTCGCGCGATAGGTGGATTCGGGAACTCATTGCCGATGGCGTCACTCCCTCCATTCATCTCATTGATGATGTGGATGACATCGACGCTACCGACGTTGAGTGTGCGTGGATTCTTGATGGGATTGCGGCAGGTTGGGATCTGACCAACGAAGGAACGGGCAGAGTTCCCGTTCCATGGGACAGCTCTCCGTACCTGACGCCCGCGTATCTTGAACGATTCTGGTCGAACATCATCAAGAATGGCGATGATGAATGCTGGGGTTGGCGAGCCTACAAGACGGACGACGGGTACGGTCAGTTTACCGTAGGCGCGAAGCGCGATAAGAACATCAGACGCATCTACGTCCACCGACTCATGTGGGAGATTGTTAACGGCCCAATTCCAAATCGGTTGTTTGTTTGCCATCGCTGCGACAATCCAGAATGCGCTAATCCAAAGCATCTCTTCCTAGACACGCTTCATGGCAATATGAAAGACGCCGGCCAAGGGCCGTATTCGCAATCAGCATTGGGGTGTCGAGAGAACGCACTGTCAGCAGGGACACGAATATACCGAAGAGAACACCTACATCAACCCTAAGGGTGTCAAGGTGTGCAAAATCTGCAACAGAGAATCTAGTCGCACTATCATGCGTGAAGTGAGGGAGCGCAAGAAGCCTACGTTCGTTAAGAACGCACAGTGTGACGAATGCGGATTTCTGTCCAACTCTCAAGGCGTTAGCCATCACCAGACATCAGTAAGCCACACCGGCAACAACTAGTCACACACCCCACTCGCATCATCGCCCCCGAACAAAGGATGGGCACAGCCATGTCACGACACAGCGCACTTTTCAGCCGTCGCAGCAACGCTGCGGTGGATTTCCGTCCGGACGATCCGCGCGGCGATTCACCGTTCGCTCAGCTGGGGCGGCTTTCTGCGTACTTACAGGGCGCACCAATCGGCGACGACGCGATCACCGAGTGTGGTCCGGCCCTGGACTACCTACGCGAATACACATACCGCAAGGTCTTCACTGGCACGTCGCACGAAGAGTATCTAGCACTCGACAAATCCGACCCCGATGTCATTGATTGGCTCGTGGCCGTTCATGGCGCAGAAACCGACGCATTTCAGTCCCGCAAGAACCGCTAACAAAAAGGAATAGCACAATGACCACAACCGTAGCGCTCCCCGGCGGCACCGCCGAACTGAAGGACCAAGACGAGCTGACGAATAAAGAGGTTAAGCATCTCCGCAAGGCGGCTCGCATCGCCGCGGGTGTCGCCAACCGACTGACCGAACTCGGATTCAACGACGAAGACCCCGCAACGTGGACCGTCATCGCACAGCTCAGCGACAACGAGGATGACCAGATCGACCTGTTCCAGCGCACCTGCGTGTCCATCCGCCTGAAGGACTGGACGCTTGAACTCGACAAGCCATCCACGCCCGACGAGGTTGACAATCTGCCGCGCCCGATCTACGTGCCACTGACCGTTGCCGCCGTTGACATCGACTTCTCCGACGACTTCTCGGTGGATGGTGCGGCGGACCCAAAAGCGGATTCAGCCGACTCCGAAGGCTGAAAAATGCGTACATGGGTCGCAAGGCGCTAGTCGCCGTCGACCCCGATCTACAAGACCTCGCTGCCGCATACAAATATTGCAAAATCTTCCACTGCTCCCTAGCGGAGTACGAGTCTCGTCCGTACTACGAGACGATGTGGATGCTCCAAATTGACGCCACCTATAACGATGCTGTTTCTGAAATGAACGGCTAACCACCCGAGCGAGGTCACATGGGAGCACTGGAGCCAGTAGTCGCAACTCTGGTTGCCGACATTGCTCAATTCAAAGCATCCATGGCCGAAGCAAAAGCGTCCATGGAGGAACTCGGCGCGTCCGCCGATACCGCTGACGCTGAGGGTAAGCTTGGAGCGATAGGTGCTGCTGGTTCACAAGCCGGTAAGGATGTCAAGCTCGGTGCAGAAGATGCCGTCGCTGGACTGGGTGGCGTCAGTACCGCTGCCAAAGATGCAGAGGGTGCGGCACGAAGCACGGAGTCCGCCACCAAGGATCTAGGGACTGCCGCCGAAAACACTGGTGGCAAACTCTCTGGTGGCCTGAGCGGTGGCCTGTCCAAGCTGGGCGGTATCCTCTCCAACACTGGCATCCCTGGCGTTACGTCTCTTGGTGAAGGTCTCGCTCGCACAAGCGAAGAGGCCGACAAGATGGGGTCGAGTGCGGGCAGCCTCTTTACGTCATTTGCTGGTGTGGGTAAGATTGCCACCCTTGGCCTTGGTGTCGCCTTCGCTGGTGCGGCCGTTGAAGGGCTTCACCTTGCTGACAACATGCAGCAAGCGACCACCGCTATTGCCAACTCTGCCGGGATCAGCACCACTGCTGCGAACAACATTGGCAAGGCATTCCTGAGTACAGCTGGGCAGTCAGAGTTCTCTGGCGTTCAAATGGCGCAAGCGTTTAGCCAAGTCGCTGGACAACTAAAGTCAACCCAGGGTAGCGCTCTGACCGCGGCCCAATCGCTCCAGGTAATGAACGCTGCTGGCGATCTCGCTACAGCTAAGCAAACGAGCCTAGCGTCAGCAACGACCACCGTGGCTGCTGCCATGCAGGCATTCCAATTGAAGGCTAAGGACGCGTCCGACGTTTCGGACATCCTTTTTAACGCTAGCAACGCTACGGGCCAGAGCGTCTCCTCTCTCGGCGCAGCTCTTGACAAGGTAAAGACGAAGCTCGGCGGAATGGCGCCACCCATCGGCCAGCTCGCCGGTCTGCTGGTCGACATGACCAACCACGGCGAAACCGGTCGTGCCGCCATGGCGTCCCTGACGACCACCTTCACGACATTCCTCAAGCCCGCCGCAGCTGTGGCTACGGCTCAGAATAACCTCAAAGCTGCGACGGATCAGCTCCCCCCAAGCCTCAAGGCATTGGCGGTTCAGGTTCAGAACGGCACGCTTTCATCGCAAGCCGCCACGAAAGCCGCCCAGGGCATGGGCACCGCACAGGCGGCACTATTTACTCAGTTTGTTAGCGCGAATACAGCGGTAACGACAGCCGGTGACGCCGCCGCCAAACTGGGCATTAGCGTCACCACTGCCAGTGGTCAGATGAAGCCAATGTCCGCCATCATTGGCGAACTGCACGCAAAGATTGCAGGAATGACCACCGCGCAAGCGACGGCGGAACTGACCGCGCTTGGATTTGGTAATGCATCAGCTAAATTGGTTACGACCATTCAGGCTGGTTCCGCCGCCTACGACAAGGCCACCGCTGCCGCTACAAAGATGGGTGCCGCTCACGCTGCGGCCGCAAAGCAAGCCGCCACGTTCAAGACTGAAATGGAGACACTGAAGGCAACTGCCGAGGATCTTCTGACTCAATTCGGACAAGAGTTGCTTCCTGTTCTCACCACCGTAGCTGGTGCATTTGAGCACGCCACCAGTTTCATCGTAAAAAGTAAGGCCGCCCTCATCGCTTTGGGCGTGTTGGTCGGTGGACCGCTCGCAGTTGTCATTGGTGCGTTCATCATTCAGAGCATCCAGAAACTGATCTCGTTTGTTACGGACGCCGGGTCTACTGTTGCACAATTCGGTAGCAAGCTACGTGACCTGACTCAGCCAGCAACGCAGGCTGGCGAAACCGTCACCAAGACTGGAGACGCAGTCGGCACCTCGGTTGAAGAAATGGCCACCAACGCCGACACCGCTGCCGGTACTTTTGCTGGCGCCATGAGCACCATGGGCGAAGCGGCCGACGCGCTACAGGGCACCGTCGCTGCCGCCATGACCGCCATCGAGGCGGACATCGCCGCCGCCAGCGCGAACCTCTCGGCCACGGTCACTGAGGTAACGACAGGAACCAGTGGCGCCAGTGGTGCACTGGGTGGTGCTGGTGTTACCGGAGCGGCGGGTGCCGCCGGAGCGAGTGGCGCAGCAGGGACCGTTTCTAGTGCTGGCACCTCATCCATTTTTGAGCCAGCGGTAGTTGCACTTCAGGGTGCGGCTACGTCACTGGAGGCGGCGGCGGCCTCGCTCAAGGAAGCCGCGGGGACCACAGAGACTGCTGCCGGGGATACAAGCGCAGCAGCGGCGGACACCACGACCGTAGCCGCAGATATGGCTACCACGGACGCCAATGACGCGAGTTTAGGTGCAGCTGATTCCGCTGATGCAAAATCTGCCGCCGGAGCACTGGATACAGCTGCCGGAACATTGGACTCTGCGGGTGAAAAACTCTCCCTCTCTGGGGGTGCTGGCGTCGCCGGAGGTGCCGCCGGGGCAGAAGGTGCCGCCGCTGGTGGGGCTGCTGTTGCGGGTGGTGCGGCGGAAGAGGCGGCTGTCGGCGGCGGAATAGCGTCAGGATTCCTGACGGCAGCAAAGGGTGCGGCTGGCCCTGCCATTGGGGGACTAATCGCCGTACAGCTTTACAACGCCTTTCTGGAAAAGCCCCTTGGTAAAAAAATCGGGACCGACGCAGCCAGCGCACTCGGTGACGCTGGCACAGGTGCGGCCATCGGAGCATCGTTTGGATCGGTTATTCCTGGTCTCGGTACTCTTTTTGGGGCCGCTGTCGGTGCCGCTATTGGGGCGGCATATGCCAGCAGAAATAACGCCGGGCATCCCGCGCCCGAAGGCACTCGACAGGTCGGCGGTACCACTGGACCTGGGATTAAATATGGAGAGGGTCGTGGCGGCGGCGGTCAAACGCCAGCTACCCCACCGCCGACCCCCGCGCAGCAGGACCGAGCGAAGGACTCCACACTTCAAAAACAGATAGCCGTCATGAATCTCCTTAACGGAAACGTGGCAGCGGCCAAGGCTCAAGATGGCGTTAACTCCGCCCAATACAAGGCTGCGGTCAACGCAGTCAACACTACCTCAGAGAAGTATCTTCCCTCGCTTGGAAAGGACACAAGTCTTGCCGGTGTCAAGCTACAGATGTTCGCCGTCTCTGAGGTGATTGGACAACTGAAGACATCCGCCCACAGCGATCAGGTCTACGGCAACTCCCAGCTAGAGGGCGCCCAAAAGGCTGTGACCAAGCTGGAGGGCGAGGCAATGACGGAGAAGACGGGGGGAGCGTCAAAGGCCGCCATCGACCTCACCAATCAGCAACTGGTTGAGGCTAAGGGTCACCTGGCCGATATCAAGTCAGTCGTTGCGGATGGCACTAACGCCCAGCATCAGATTAAGTCAGATACGGCGCACCTAGCCACGCTGGAAGGTCTTGCCGGTACGATGTCAAAGGTCAACTCTGACACCAGCGCGCTACACGGAGACCTCACTGGCGTCAAGAGCGATACGTCGGATATCCACACGGCCCTCACTGGTGGCGTCCACACCGACCTGACGAGTCTGCACACCGACCTAACGGGCGTCCACTCGGACTTGACTGGTAACGGCATCTCAATTTCCAAGCTCCCGTCGCAGACGACAAAGGCGACTGGGGTTCTTTCGCTGGTCCTCTCATAAGGAACCCTCATGGCTAACGACACCACCATTGACTTCTCTGGCGTACAGATCGGCATCAACAAGAACGCTCTTGTTAACGCTCTGCTGCCTCAGATTGTCCAGAATCTTGCCAGTAACCCGACCCTGCTCGCTCAACTCACCGCTGCGGTGACTACGAAAGTGCTGCAAAATGCGCGATCAACGGGGACGGCACTCGGGCAATATGCTGGTGGTACGCAATCTCAGACTGCGACGGGCGTCAATACGAACGCGGTCCCTCGATGATCGCGTGGAGGAAATCGGCACTATTCCTTCCGCATAACTGCGCAGGTACGCGGATATGGCGATAGCACACGCCCAAGACCTCAGCAAAGGTCCCGCAGCAGGGACGTCCCTCACTGTCCACCTCGCGTCCAACACCACAGCCACCAACACGCTTGTCGGCGCCTTCTGCCTTCCCGCCAACGCTAGCGTCGTGTCCGTTACGGACTCCACGAACAACCGATGGATACAGGTTGGCTATTCCACGTCGAGTGGGGGATGCGCCGAAATCTGGCAAGCACGTGGTATCCAAGGCGGTTCGGCGTCAGTCTTCGCCACTTTCTCCACCACTGGCGCCGCTGTCAACGTTTCGGAGTGGTCCGGGATCGCATATCAATCCCCGCTCGATCAGTGGTCCCAGAACACGGCGACCAGTGCGTCGGTAACAGCCCAAACGCTCACGCCACGCACAACGGGTGAGCTGATTGTGGTCGCAGGTTCAAGCTCAGACATAACTGGCGGTCCGCCAAGTGGGTGGACAGCATTCTCGGGACCTGGCGGCGTGGGGTCCGCTGCGGCATACCGGATATTGAGTGGATCAGTGGCTCCCTTAATGTACTGGCCCGCGACCGCGAATCCGTGGGCGTGTGTCGCCACGTCGTTCCTGCCAGCTAACAGCACGACGGTCGGCGCCACAACTGGCCCTACTGGCGTAAACCCCCAGCTTCAGTTTCCGGAAACACTCGTGCAAATCTGCGAGGCGCAGAACTACCTTGCGCCGTTTCAGGGCATCGGCATATGGACTGACGTGAGCAGTTACGTCGAGAGTTTCACGATTGGACCCATGGGCCGACAGCACGAACTCGATCGAGTGCAGGCGACAAGCGGTTCGTTCGTTATGAACGGTCGCGATGGCACCTTCAACCCGTGGAACACCGGCAGCTTCCTGTACCCCGGTGGTCTTGACCCCATGACTCCCATCCGCTGTGTGGCCTCGTGGGATGGGGTGACGTCGAACGTCGGCTATCTATACGCCCAGAGTTTTGACCCGAATATCATTGACTCCCAGAATGTCACCGTGACGATTTCGGCGTACGACATACTGCAGGAACTTTCGCTCAGCTACCTGGCCTCAAATTCGTATGCCCAGGCGGTGCTCGCGGGGAACTAGAACCTTACGTTCGGCGCCCACTCAAACAGCAACTGAGCGTGGGACTGAATCGCGTACAGAAACGCCTGGATCGCGGAGCCGCCGTACGCCACGTTCCACCCACCACCGGCCCGTATGTCCACAGCCTGCGTGGTGGTGTGCTGCAAGTTGTAGAGCAGCTGCATGAATGTCTGAAAAGCGTTCATCTCGTTACTCCTTAGTAGATCCTACCTACATAGTACGCCCATCCATCCAAATGTCAAGAGGGGTTTGCACAACAAATGGCCAACCTCAATGTTGCAGCATACTATCGCCTTGGAGACCTCGCCGGATCGTTCCAAGTTTTGGACTCTAGCGGGAACGGACGTACTGGCTCACTCATTGCTGGTATCGCTGGCACCCCTGCGTATGGTGCCGCAGCAGCATTCCTCAGTGACCCCAATACGTCGCTTGATGTGACCAACGGGACGAACGCCTTGAATGGTGGATTCAGCACTATAGACAACTCCACACAACCGCCCACCGTTCACAACCCCCTGGGCGGCGCTAGTGTTTGGACGTACGAGGCGTGGATTAAGAATACCAGTACGACCGCAGGGGCAGTAATCGGATCAACCGTTGGATTCACTGGAACCATTGGGTCATCTCAACTAAACATCATCGTGGTTTCTTCTCTGGCTGGACTCGCCATAGGAGACCTTGTTACTGGCACCAACATTTTGAGCGCTACGTACATCACCGGTATGGGCACAATCGGCGGTGGGATTTCCGAGAGTTACATAACTCTCTCCCAGAACGCCAGCGGTTCCACTGGGGGCGGTACATTCACCGCTATTCCCGGTGGCGTGGGGTCAACCATCTTCGCCGCCGCGTCTACGTCCACCGTGGGCGAAGTAGACATTCGGATCGGGACATTCAACGCTGGCGGCAGCGTCGGGACCGTGTTCAACTCCGTCCTCGTTGGACCCGTTGGCATCGGCAACCAGTTTAACCCCGTTGGATTTTCCTCTAATCAGCAGACGCTGAACGGCGCGTGGCATCAAGTCGCCGTTTCATACTCCGCGAGCGTTGCGTCTATTTACATTGACGGAACCCTAGATTCCACGTGGGCAACTGGAGGTAGTTGGTCAAATCCAACGTCAGTAACCATCGGCTGCAATGCGGGCGCACTCAATGGGTGGACGGGCCTTATGCAGGACGTGGCTCTATACAAGACCGCGCTGTCGGCATCACAGATCGCCAATCATTTTCAAACTGGGATGTGGTTTCAGCAGCAGGAGTATGGCGCGTCAGTCGGCGGAACGAACGCCGGTCGCCTGAACAAACTCATGGCCGTCGAAGGTCTCAACTCATCCCAAATGCTGAACGTGCCGTATCCGTTCCGTACGCTGATGTACTCCGAGACGAACAACGTCACCACCACGAGCGGACTTAACTACCTGCAAACAATGTCCGAGACCGAGCCGGGACTAATTTTCCAGGGGCCAGACGGTGTCATCCAAGCGTTATCACGCCAGTACCAGTATCTCGCGCCCGCCGCTAGCGTTAGTCAGGGCATCTTCGGTGACTCCAACGCAGCCTCGGTTCTGTACCACTACGACGGCCCCAGCTTTGCCCTCGTCCAAGATGACCTCGACGTTTGGAACAACGTACAAGTGGCCTCGGGTCGCTCGGGCGCACAACTACAGCAAGCATCGCCCGCACGGTTCCCACTCGCAGCACAGTCCGCCAGCGTGTACGGATCGCGCACGCTACAAGGTCTCACGTCATTGCAGTTTGAGAATGACTCAGACGCTCTCGCCGTGGCCGAGAACTACCTCCAATGGTACGCAACTCCCGTCAGGCGCGTTACCAGCATCATGATCAACTCATGGGGCAACAACGGTAACAACATACCGCAGATGCTTCAGCGGGGATTGTACGACCGAATTACTTGTGAGTACCAAGGACAGACTCCGGGGCCTCAGTTCAGTCAGGACAGCCTCTTGGAGTCAATTGCGCACAGTGTCAACATCGCCAATGGCCCCACCTGGGCGACAACGTGGCAAACCAGCCCGTACGAGATACTGATGACACCATTTATCTTTGGTAGCGCGGCGCAGTCACAGCTCGCGGGAGCTGCAAGCGTGACGGGCAGCGGCACCGCATGGATACTCCACAACCCAGCGTCAAGCGACTTCCTGTCGGGCACCATCACGTTCACCGTGGCTTCGGGGGCTGTCACCACAGTCGCTTATAACTCCACTGCCGCGCAATGCCAAACGGCACTTGCTGCGTTGGTACCGAGCACCACTGTCAGCGGTGGACCTTTGAACACAACGAACATCTCAATCACGTTCGGTAGTTCACAGGGTTCATTCTCGGCATTCTTCGCGCCCACCGCACAACTCACGCTTTAGGAGCACACATGCATGGTAGAAATGTTACCTATTCAGACAAGGCTGTGATCTGATGGCATCTTGGTCCCCCCCGACAATTCACGCCACAGGTGACGACTTCAGCATTACTGACAACAACACGTTGGCCAATAACGAAACTTTTCTCTACCAGCGTCCCGTATGTAACTACTTCAACTCCGTCGCCACGTCTCTCCCCGACTCCACCATCACTTCCGTCACGCTAGGTGGAACTACCTACACCGCTTACGGGTTTTCCGTTACTGGTGGCACTACCATTGTGTTTCCATTGGCAGGTAACTACTGGGTGACTGGACAAGTTTTTATCAACATCTCCAGCGGGTACTGCCAAATGGGCCTGTATCAAAATGGTTCCCAAGTGATGGAGTCAACCGTGGCCGGACCCTCTGCTGCCGTTGTCACATGCAACGTCTCTGGGGCACTAAATTTCCCCACAGCGAGCGGCACCCTGAGCATGCTTGTCACCCAGACATCCGGTTCCACCGTCCCCACAGCCAACAGCGCCGTTCTCACCTACGTCAGCGCGGCCTACATTGGGTCGAGCTAAGGCACAGCGTAAGTGATGGCCGATGCTGTTGACCCAGACCAATCCGCCGTACCAGAATAAGTCGCCGTCTCCGTCAAAACATCTCCGCTTGGCGGCGTGACTGCAAGTACAAACGTCCCGTTCAATCCACACCCGCTGGATTCACCGACCCTTGGATAGTTACCGATCACGCCACACGTCCACGCACTAGGATCATTAGCAAGTCCAGATCCACCTGGCGCACCACTCACCACGTACGACCAACCCTGCGTCACGTCGGCAATGGTCATGCTCACAGAACCCGTCGTCACCGCATTCCCGCTCGCAGCCGTCACGTTGGCGAAGAACACAAGCCCGCCCAAGCTCCCGCCACCGCTGATTCCGGCGACAGTGGTGGTGCTGAACGGTTGCACATCGTCGGCCAATATGACGCTCACGTACGTATTGCCACCAGTCACATAATTCGCCACCACCGTATGCCCTCCGAAGCTGGCGTAGGTGGTCGAGCACGTACCACTCGTAACGGTCCCGCCAACTGGCAGCGAGCAAACCTGGCCAACCTCGCTGAAGATTTCAAGCTGGCCCGCTGGCAGTACGGCTGTTGGGACGAACTGTCCGTTCTCCATGATACTCGCGGTTGCCGTGGCGCCGTAGGTGACTTTCAGCGGATTCGTCTGCGATTGCACAAAGGTCGGATTGACCTCGGCACCGTAATAAACGGTCGCACCGGGCGGCACTGTGGTGGGAGATCCTACCGAGGTCGGGGCTGTCGTGGTAGGTATACCTACGGTTCCGGGCGTCGTCTGCTTAGGTATACCTGTAGTTGGCGTGTCGGAATACGATAGCTTTCCACCACTGACCTGCGATTTTGTACCACTCGGCACACCTTTGCCCACCGTTGTGGATGTCGTGGTGGCAGGAATGGTCGTAGTCGGCAACTGCGCCGATTCTGGGGCATTCTGGGGGCCTCTGGTGGGCGTCTGAGACGTGCCGCTAGGCCACGCAATCCAGGCGATTAGGCCCACTGCGGCGGCTGCTCCGATAATGCGGATCGTGCGCCGCTGACGACGGTTGGCGTGTTGCCCTAGCATTTATCCTCCGTGATGTCAATACCCAGGTTGCGCGGACATACTACACGGTTGTAGTCTGTGCCAGTCGGCGCCGTACCCCTCTAAACGACAGGAGCATTCCTTGGCTACAGAAGGGGCAAAAATTCTCGTCTGGGACGTGGAAACGTCACCCAATCTGGGCTATACGTGGGCGAAATGGGAGCAAAACGTAATCCGCTTTAAAGAGCAGTGGTCGCTTCTTAGCGTGGCGTGGAAATGGTATGGCGAAAGCAAGACCCACGTTCTCGCACTCAACGACTTTGCAGACTACAAGCCCGGCAGTCTTGACGATCTGCGATTGACCAAGGAACTCCACAAGCTACTGGACTCCGCCGATATCACTATCGCCCATAATGGCGACCGATTCGATATGCGCAAAGCCCAGGCCAGATTTGTGGTGCATGGCCTAACACCTCCTAGTCCATCGAAACAGATCGACACGCTAAAGGTAGCGCGCCGAGCGTTTATGTTCAATTCCAATACGCTGGACGACCTCGGAGAGATCCTGGGCGTTGGCCGCAAGGTCTCGACTGGCGGCTTCGATCTTTGGATGTCTTGTATGGCTGGCGACGAGGCCGCATGGAATCGCATGAAGAAGTACAACAAGCAGGACGTGCGATTACTAGAGGATGTCTACACTCGGTTGCGGCCGTGGATCACGGGGCATCCTCACGTCGGATTCTTCGTGGGCGACCTGGAATGTTGCCCCAAGTGCGGCTCATCCAGCTTAACCAAACAGGGATTTAAGTACAACCGCACAACCAAAATGCAGCAGTACAAATGTAACGGTTGCGGCGGGTGGTGCTCTAGTAGAATCTCGGAGAAGTCCGAGACACCAGCACTGGTTAACTGATGGCCAAGGGCATCCGCGATCAAGACAAGATTGAGCAACGCGTCAACGATCTCACAGATCGTCTCGCACGCGACTTCGACCTGGGATGGATGACGTTCAAGAACTCATTTGACTCGGCTATCGATGGCGATCGGATCGTATGCCAGACTTTTTGCGACTGGGAATACCGCCAGGCCACTTTCAAGTGGAACACGCACCAACTGTCATCCATGCAAGACGATGAGCTAGAACTCACGGCCATTCACGAAATGGTCCATTGTCTCAACGCTGTCCTTTGGGAATCGCTACCACCCAAACGACAAAACAACATGACCAAGCTCAACGAACTGTCCGTCGAGAACATCACCCGCGTAATCGCCCACCTCTATCGCAAGGACGGAAATGCCCGATCTTAAACTAGGTAAACTGGACGCGGTACGCTCACTCCGGCTGAGCGACCTCGCCGCCTACACAACGCACAAGCTCCCAGCACCACCGGCAAGTGTCGACGCTCCCACCAATGTTCAGTGGGGCATGGACTCCAATGACAGTCTGGGCGATTGCACGATTGCGGCAGTGGATCACCTGATCGCCGCATGGAACGCCGACCTTGACGAGCAAGATCCACGTCCCGCCGATGGGGAGATTCAAGCAACATACTTCTCTCTGACCGGCGGACAGGATACCGGACTCAACGAGCAGCAAGTCCTCCAGACCTGGCAGTCGACGGGACTGTTCGGCAACAAGATCGCAGCGTTCGCTCCGTTCAGCACGAGCAACATCGTGGAGATGCACCAGGCGGTTGCGTTCTATCGTGGCGCCTATCTCGGCATCCAGTGCCCGCAGTCGGCGCAGCAACAGTTCTCAGAAGGCAAGCCGTGGACCTACGTGCCCGGTTCGCCCGTTGAAGGTGGCCACGCCATCTGTGCCGTGGGCTACACGCCCACCACTCTTCTCTGCGTCTCGTGGGGCGCTCTGGTGGAAGTGACCTACACCTTCTTGGCGCATTTCCTTGACGAAGCGTGGGTTGCCGTCAGCCACGAACTCGTGGAGCATGGCAACGACGGATACGGACTCGACACATCTGCATTACTGGCAGACATCGCCAGCATCTAACAAAAAGGAGAAAGCATGGCAAAGGTTTCTACATCGACGGTGGTGGCAGCTACAACGCTGACGCCTCTCGCAAGAGTGATCCGCACGATCCTGCAGACCGTCCTAGCGTTCGGCGCGTCGTTCCCGACCTTGATCGTTCTCGTCCATCTCACCGCGGCCCAAACGGCCGAGTATTCCAGCATCGTTGCCGGTCTCGTCCTGGTGGCATCGACGGTCCAGAACCTGCTGGAACACTTCAATGTGTTGCCGGTGACTGGAGCGAAGGCTGCGAGTAACGTACCTGTATTGAAGTAACCGGATTGCAAAACCCGGTCTAAAAGCATTGCAATCCCCCGCCTCGGTCTACGGACTAGGGCGGGGGATTTTGCTATGCCCAAACAGAGGGCCACCGCGGGAGAGCGTTGGCGAGACTAGGCGGGAGTCATCACTCTCAACCGCGGTAACCCTGTTGCGCAGTGGTTCATCCAGACCACCACGCAACACGGTCACCCGATCCACTCGTCGTTATCCTCCAGTGCGCAAAGAATGGACTCAGCTAGATCAAGGTAGCGGCACTGCACGTCAGCCCTCAGATCATCAAACAAGGGCACACCAGCGCCCACGAACCGAACATCGCTGTAGTAGCAAACCTTAGAGATGATTATGGCGTTACGTGCCCGCAGGTCATCATCCGTCGTTACCTCCACGATTCCGTCCATTCCTGCGGCACTCCATCGGGCATGCTGACGTGCGTCCGTGGGTACATGTCCTCAGTCTCCACCGGCTCACATTCGCCATCACGAGACCAGTCGTACACCTGCCACCCGTGGTGCAATTCCCATCGCCTCATCCATTTCATTGCGGCGGTCCCAAGACCGACACCCAGCATCCCCATAAACAAGAGTCCGAATATGATCCATACGAACCACCGCAGACACTCCGTGAATAGATCAGTAGCACTCATCGGGGATCACCTCAATCTTTCGTTCACAATTCGGACACTCCGCCTCGCCCACATTCTCGCCCGTCACCCACCGCGTATACACGCCAACGAATGCCAGATCACAGGTTGGGCAGAATATGTCCTCCTCCGTTTCATCCTCAACCTGCACGTCCCAAGGATTCATTTCCCAAGACTTCAGTCTGCGCGGTTGGGGCGTCGAGAACATACCCACATTGTAACTATTGCTAAACGGTTGTCAAGAGGTTTCTACCACGCAGCGCAGCCGCCCTGGTCCGGCGGATCAAACTGAATACGCTCCGCAACCATAATCTGAGTATCCTCAGACAGATCGCTACCACCGCCATTGCCATACCAATTCACAGCACTGATCCCAAGTCCATCCGGATACGCCGAACCCTGCGGATACCAGCTGCCGCCATTCTCGCACACATTGACGCGGGACCACTCGACACGCTCGTATGGAGTGACCGTATCAATAGGGCCAGCGGGAGCCGTTGTGGTGGTCGTTGTGGTCGGCGGATCGTACAAAGCCGCTATCGGCGGTAACAGTTCCGTCCGTGGCTGAGAATAGATCACGGGGGCCGATGGTGGCATTCTAAACGATGCCGGGGCGTTCATGGATGCTGCAATTAGTAGAGTTGCGGCTAGCATTGAGCCAGCGATGATGAATGCCGAGCGGAGTCGCATCGACACCTCGCTTTCGGGTCGGGCGTACATAACGCCTCTCTCTGAGTTTGGTGTTTCTTGCGGACCCCGCCTACGCATTCGCGGTTCAGTCCCGGTACCGGAAGGGTATGCGGGCCTAGACGACTAACGCCATGAACTGTGCAGCGGGTGTGTTGCTGTCCGTAGTGCAAATGGGGTATGCGCTACATGGCCTCCATTACCGACCGACCATGCTGGCCATCAAGAATGATCGACGTGTTGACCGTCAGGCGATAGCACGCTTGCGGACGGAATCCAGGATTCGCCACCGTCGCTTCGTCCAGCGTGACCTCACCCGTGCTCAGCAACGCACGCAGCACCCTGGCAAGATCAGACTCGGTTGTAGGCATTACGGAATCCAACTGGTTACACGATCCAGTAATCCCCAACCGCCGTACACAACGAGAAAGAACGGCCAGAACACTAGCATCAGCAGGAACCCTGGACGGATCTCGTTCTCCGTCTCAAACGGCGTCCAGTCACGCCAGACGCCGAACACGGCAACGCCAATGCCGCAGATAACATAGGCCACGCTGACGATAACGATTTGGGTAACGCTCATCCTGGGCACCCACACATTTCGTACTCACCTTCCGGCTCAGGGTCGCCCTCAACCCAGTTTAGCGGCCAGCGACAGAAGTCGAATGGCGGTCCGTGGGGGTGACCACATAGCGGGCAGCCGAGATCAGTCACGATGCACCGACACGTGGAACAACAACCATTCCAGGCTCCAATAGTCAGTCATGCTATGACGGATCGGCACCCACGTCCACCCGCCGCCAATCCACAGGGCAATGGAGGGTTTGGTGCTTATCCACGCCTGCGTTCGGTTGCCTTTGTTCATGGATGCGTGTGTGCTCATCCGTATTCACCCGCCCGTATGGCGGCACTGATGACGGATAATTGCTCCACCGCATCCCACCATCCGCTGTCGTAACTTTGAGCCTTGGCGGTATCCATTTCCGTAGAATGCTCGTCTGGCTCAAATGGCTCAGGTTTGTGCTTCATCATCAACTCGTCAATCAGCGCCAGTAGCCAGTGGTCTGCTCTCCGATCCGAAGGAAAGTGCGCCTTTTCAGACATTATCGAAGAAGTAGCGGGGATCAGGCATGGTCATGGATCTGCTTGGCCATGGCAGCGCACTCGGCCTTCACTTCGTCCAGGGTCCAGTGGTGGCCCTCACGCGTGATGCCCGCCACGCCGTAGTCGGTGTAGTCGCCAGCGTGAGCGCAGTCGAAGCCGAACCAGTTGCCCTCGGTCGCTCCGTGCGGCACACCGCTGAACGTGATGCCGCCGTGGACTGAGATCAGGCCCTCCGGCGTGTGCTCGTAGCAGCCGTCATGGCCGCACAGGGGCGAGCTGTAGCCCTTGTCGGCCCACGGGTGGCCCTCAGGCAGTCGGACGTAACCACAGAACCACGGGCACTCAATGGCGAGGCACTCGTAGCCCGTCGCCTCATCGGTCCATGGGTGGGTCGCCTTGATGTCGTCAGCCGGCATTCTCAGTCCTTTCACAGAGCTTTTGATCGCTAATAGGTTGGTCAGGCATCGCAGACCGCCTTCCCGCCGAAGTGGGCGCAGATGTACTTCTCGTCACAGAGCGTCATGTCCTCTGGGTGCCCGACGAACAGGATCAGCGTTTCCTCGTCCTCGTCGTAGTCGGTTTCCTCGATCGGCCAGTCCCAGCCGCAATGCAACTTCACCGTCACGTCGTCGCAGTACCGCATCAGAAGATCGCGGAGCTGCCCCACGGTACGCGGAGCGTCCCCTATTTGCTGCGTTTCATCCGTCATTTGGAGTACCCGAACGTGGTCTGAGGCGGGGTCGGCTGGCACTTCGGGCAACGACCATCAGTCAGGGGATGGCGACATTTCGCACAGCCGAGATGGGTTTCGACCTGGTTCAGAATGTCCAGGTGGTCCTCGATCGACTTCATGATGTTCGGGCCGATCACCTTCCGGCGTTCGCCCACAATCCGCTCGACGTAGTCCTGGAACTCGCCCACATCGCTCATATCTCACTCCCATCGCTTATCGCTGCCGTGAGCTGGGCGCAGCAATGGGTATCTAGGTTGTCCTCCCGCACGAACTGGCCGCACAGGGAGCACCGCAGCCGATCACCACACAGAGAGCAAACCGACGAGCCGTGCCAATAGCAACCGCTCATGCAGCCCTCAGACATCATCACGCACCTCCTTCGGATACTGCTGTGGATTTGCGCTGTGATCGTGCAGCGGGTTGTCGCACCCACACGGCGGGTCCTCCGTCACCGTGCGTTCGATGAAGTCGAACGAGTACCCGCAGGCGTTGTGAGCGGCAAGGTACGGAGCGACCCGATCTATCTCGGCCCGCAGGGTGTCGACCGTCGCGAGCCATCGCTCGTTGCGGTAGGTGGAACCTTCCCGCGCCCGCTCAAGCTCCAAGTCGGTCAGAGGTTCCGCATTAGTGGACGAGTTCTCTGTCATGCCGACACCTGATCGGGGTGCTCGCTCTTAGGCTTGCCACAATCCCCGCATGGGTCGATGATGCCCTGGGGCTTCCTGTGGTTCCATCCGCCCCACTTGCGCCAGGTGTGCATCCTCTTGGGCGGATCGGTGGTCATTGACCGCAGACGCCGGACCTGTTCGCACGACGGCATGTAGCCGACGAGTACGCCGTCCTGGTCGGTCACTGTGGGCCATGACCGCACCACGGCATCGAACTGGGCCGAGTTGATTGGACCCATTTACCTGGCCTCCTGCGGCTCGTCGGTGAACTCCAAGTACGCCTTGACGGCAACGCTGGCCATCTGGTCGGCGAAGACCCTGACCTCACAACCGACGTAGCCGTGGAGGATCGCTGCCGTCGCCGCTTCCAGCGCCCGCTTGTGGAACGCCGTGCAGTCCTCGCAGATGTATGCCCCCGACTCCGGCTCAACGGTGCAACGCTTCGCGCCGCTGGCGCAGCAGTCGCAGGTCACGCCGTCTGGCGCTGGCTCGGGTCCACCAGTAGGCGTCATGTTCGACATCTGGATGTCGTGCGGGAACGTGTCTGAGAAATCTTCCTCAATCATTTGGTCATCCGTCATGATTATCCGCAACCACCTTCATCTTGCCAGCAGATCCGACGTACGGACCGTTGGGACCAGCGACCTTGCCGCTACCACAACCTGCGCACTCCACCCAACAGGATAGTCCAGAACCGCGCACAATGGGGTTGTGTTTTGTTGGAATGTCGGGGATTTCAAACATAGATTTGGCACTCCGTGAACCGAACCGCACCCACCGTGTCGGGCGGACACTCAGGCATCGCCTCGTCATCAGGGAACCGCTCCGCTCGATAAGTGTGACGAGGGTTCAGCCACTTTCGGTCCACATCCTCTAGCTGCTCTGCCCACCCGTCCATCTTGGCGTTGTCCCAAAGCGCCTGAATAAACCACCGTCGGTCCCAGTGACCTACGGCATAGGCAACTTCTCCGTCTTCGTCTGTCGTCACGAACGGCACCGTCACATAGGTCCCATGCCGGAATCTCAGCACCGACCACCACCAGCGCCATCCACGGCCAACGACTCGCATGTTCAACTTAGGACGGCTAGAACTGTCAAACGGTTGAAAGTTCTCGTTTTCGGTCATCACCATGTCCTGTGCTGTTCGTGGACGGATTCCTGACCATCGTAGTCATGGATGTACCATTCCGCATCCGATGGCACCTCTACAATTCGTAGCTTGGCGTGTTCGCCGTCCGCTTCCTTGCCCAGTTCCCTGACGACGCGAACCAAAAGAGGGTGGGAGCGGTTGTCGCTGAGCCAGCAATCCCACAAGTAATCAGGAGCGTTGAAACTCAGTCCACCACGGTAAATGATTTCGCCTTCGACATCCTCGGTATCGTCGCTGTAGTCGATCACGGGAACGCCCCACTCAATCAACCTCTGGTAAGCGGCCTGGCTAATGCCAAAACCACCCCAGCATCCATTCACGACTACCGAATTGTGCAACTCCTCTTGGATCGGGAACATCTTGGCGTGATCCAGACAGGCGCGTCCGCCCCATCCTTCCGCATGGTTGTCCATCACGTAGTGAGTGGCCGGATTCTGGCACTTGACATAGTTCTGCGGGTCTTCCCACCGTCCGAGTTCGCAAGTCATGGTCATGTCCTTTCAGACTAGCAGCTGGGTGCTGCCGATCTCTGTTGTCTGTGTTTTGTTCATGTATCTATTATGCGCCTGTGTAACTCAGTTGTCAAGCATCTTTTCTTCACGCGCTACAGCCCACCCGCGTTCATGTAGCCCGACCAGCATGAGAAATGCTAGATGAGAGGCAGACGACGGCACAACGTGCCCGTCAAGTGCAGACTTGATGTCTTGATAGGCGGGGTGACTCATCCACCATCCTTCGGCACCTGAAACTTCAGCCACCATTACAGCACGCACTCTTCCCATCGCAATCTCCACCATCATGCCAACACTGACGCCTTGAATTCGGCCACTCCACGACTTCAAGTTGGTCGCGGTCAAACAAGTAGGGGTTTTCCAAACTTCCGTCACCGCCAATGATTCTTGCCCTAGCTACGGGCGACCGGAACCCCGTACGCTCTTGGTAGCCAACAGCCACTCTCATGAACTCATCTGGCGTTAGAAAGTTTATCTTTTCAACCACGGGGCCTCCAGCGGTAGATTCTCAAACGCGTAGCGACGTATTACGCGCAGACGAGCCTCTTCGGACCCATCATAGTGGTAGTCAATCAATACGGACTGAATGCAGCGGAGACGCTTTGCCTGTTCGGCATCGGTCTCTTGGCGCACGGACTCCCAGTCTATGGGTGGTGGGGTATAGCCGCCAGACGGCACCGAGGACGCCATGGTGAACCCTTGGCTATCTGGATTAGCATCAGCCGCTGCCTTGATTGTCTGAATTCTATCCTTTTCAGTCATGGTTCGGCTCTGGCGGCGGCTGCGTCCAACGTGTTGCCTCTACCGATGTACTCGAGCGCCAAGCGCAGCCGGGTGATCTCGTCCCTCAGCCGCTCCACGTCCATCTCACGCGCTGCCAGCGCAGACAACACGCCAGCGACATACTCGATGCTGAATGCCCTGTCACTCATCCATCTCTCCCGTCATGGGGTGCGGCGGCTGGGTGCGAGCAGCAGAAGACGGGCTGTAGCTCCCTCACGGTGTCACGTCCTCTTGGGCCAGGGCTGCGGCGGTCGGGCAAGGCCAGAACTTTTCACATTCGTTGCAGTAGTAGTCGCCCTAGCTCTGCTATGCGGGCCTCGGCGGCGTCCAGTTCGTCGCTCACCTTGAGCCATGCGGCATAGTTGGCGTCCCGCTCTTGCTCCATGCGTTCAGCACGTTTGCGCCAGTAGAGCGTGGCGTCAGTCATCGAAGCCACCGAGCCGATTCAGGAGGTCGTCCCGCTCTTGGCGCAGAGCACCTAATTGGCGTTCAGCGTCATCTAGTAATAGCCGCAGGTGGTCCCGTTCCAGCTCTAGTTCGCTGCACCGCTGCTCGGCGGCGTTTCTTTGGGACATGGCGACGGCGAGACTATTTTCTAGGCTATTGATGTATGAGTAATCACCCATTGTCGGCCTCTGCGAGAATCACACCAAGTCCTCTCCAGTCCAGCGGTGGGGCGGCGATCTCGTTCTCCATCACCCATTCACGCACCTTGGCAAATAATGCGGCGTACTCAGTCATCACGTCGTCAGCCAATGTGATAACTGTGTCGCTGGTGTCGCTCGCCCCTGGCGGATGATCCAGTTTGGAGCGTTCCCACGCTTGTCTTGCGGCGGTCAACATGGTTGGTAGCTCCTTTGGTCCAGCTGGATCAACCCGTAGGGCCATCAGCCACGGCGCTCGGCTCAACACTGCTGAGCGGTCATGTCCTTTGGCGTTGAGGTAGTCGTGGCGAAACTGGTCAGCCTCGGTATAGCTGGAGCAATACTCGTAGCCGTCCTCGTGGTCACAGCAGATGAGTTTGAGCACCCACGGTTCGGTGCGCTCCGGGTCAATCGTGTCGCTGTAGTGCATCAGGCGTCCTTTCGCTCGGGGCGTGGGTCAGCCAGAGCAGCCACGAGTGCGTAGTAATGCAAGGCCAGGTCGGGGTCTAGGGCATTCGCTTCGACGTAGACCCGTGCCGCAGCTTCGATCAATCGCAGCCGCTCCACGTCCTGAGTCGGGGCCTTCAGCGATAGATCGGCTAGTCCCTGCAGCGACTTACGCAGCTTGTCGTACTCATCTTTGAGTGTGCGGAGTGCTGCCTTCGCATCATTTCCCATTCCTTCGGCATCACTTCTTGGCAGGTTGACCTCAATGCGCACGGTATGGTTCCAGGTATTCTGTTCGCCACGACCCTCAGTTGTCAGATTCGTAGGCATCTCAGACCTCCTGTTAGAAATCTTGTCTTTTCCTTCACGCCAAATTCTCCTCTGCCCACTTGCAGTATGCCGCGAACTCTTCTGGGGTGTTGTACTTTTCCCGTGCGGCCCGGTCCATCTTGTGATATCCGGCATCAGGATTGCTTCGGGACGGCAGGGCGAAGTTCTCTGGAGGATAGTAGTCCATTGGCGGTTGCGAGTATCCAGCGGCTTCTAGGGCGTCTCTCACAACGGCCCAGACTGGATGTTCGGAGCGGTCAGGGTAATCGGGGTCGTCGCTGCCCATCAGGAGCCAATCTCTTGTTTCGTTGCTCCACCAGTTAGAGTTGCCGATTCTGTTGCGACGGGCCACCATGGGCGTCCAGGTGATCCAAATCCCCTCGTCCTCGGCGCGCTTGGTAAAACACCATGGACAGATCAATCCGCCATGTCGATGCATCAGCTCGTCCCACAACGGTTGCGGCGAATGCCAAATTAGTCCGTTAAAGCCTCCGCAGTCCTGGCATGGTTCCGTTCCCGTGATCTCATAGCGCGGGGCGGCGTGTTTTTCTTCTGAAGGAATAGCGTTGCTTTCACTCACCGTATTCTGCCACCCTCTCCTGCACTACCGTTTGCCGGACTTCTTCTGCTCCATTTGCCGTTAGCTTTAAGATAGCCTGGCGGTCATGTCCCTTGGCGTCAAGATAATCATAGCGGAACCGATCAGCCTCCGTAAAGGTCTGGAAATACTCAAAGCCGTCAGAATGGCCACAGCAGATCAGTTCCAGCACCCAGGGTTCATATCGTGTCTCGTCAATGGTATCGCTGCACACGCACAGAGAACACCGTAAATCAGGCGCCGGATCGACGGAACCGCCTGATCCGTATTCGGTGCCAGGATCGTCTCCATAGAGAACCGCGTGCAGCCTGTTCGCCAGTTCGATCAGACGCGACTTTGGCTCATCTATCGGCAGTTGGCCCGGATACATGAAATCGAGGAAATCGCGAGCAGTGAGCAACGAAGAGCGTTGCCTCGTGGCGGTGACAAGCAGGGCGTCGCGCTCCTCAATCACATCATCGAGCGTCTGACCTAGTTCGGCGCGCTCCTCAGTTAGCCGCGTGACAAGCAGTGAGACCTTGTTCAGCTCATCCTGTAAGTTTTCAATAGTTGGATCAGTTTCCATCGACCAGCCTCGCTCGGAATGGGCATCTCACCGGATGACCCACGTACTCGCCGCAGCCTGGACACTTCAACGACTCCAAGCTGCATGGTTCGGTGCCCCCGTCGCCGTAAGGGCAGGTCTCTCGCCAATGTTGCACACCGTCGCATTCGCACAGTGCGTCAAGGGTGTCCTCCGTCAGTTTGGCGGCGGCTTCCGCCTGGTGTGATTCCCATGATCCCCCCTCTTGCAATGCACGCTTCAATGCTGCGTTCTCTGCTCTGAGCTGTTCACTGAGCTGCTCCAAGAGCACGTGCGATTGCTCAAGCGTCTTCGCGCGGTTCATCCACTTGACGAACCGCTCCTCGTCTATGACCGCCTGGGCTTTCAGGGTGTCCAGCTCCTTCTCCATCTCTCGATACCGGTCGGAACGGCTGAACCTGGGTGCGCTCACGGTCTCCTCCTGTTCGTATTTGCTGGCGAAATACACCGTTATCTAGGGAGTTTACGTACGTATAGCGTTTCTGCTATACGAAATTTGTCTGAATAGCTGTACTTTCCTTCATGATTCCTCCGTACAGTGAATCCAGGGTCGACCTTCGGAATCATAACCGCACGCACGATCCGAACCGCACGTCGCGCAAATGGTTCCTATAGACCTTTCTGGATCAGGTTCCCAATCGTACTCAACTTCCACAACATCGGTGCCGTTGAAAACATGGTCCCAAAATTCCCCATCATCCATAGAGTCTCGCAAATCGGCTTCTGGACACAGATGGCGGAACGGACGAACCTCGGTCATGGCTACCAAGTTCCTCCTGCCATTTCGTACAGATCGTCGGCCAGCACTTTGCAATGAGACACCAGTGTTCCAAGATCCAACGAATTGGCCGTGCCCTCTTCTGCCTTAAGTGCGTAACCGTACGCCAGCCCCGCCACTGACGCCAGAATTTGCGTTGGTGACGGCGACAACGATTCAGCTCGCTCAAACAGTTCCGTTTGAATATCGGGGGCACTCATGGGGCGCATATCCCGTTTTCACGCAGGTACGCGTCGGCCAACGTTTCCGCAACCTCCTGCACCCTCTCATCTGTGGCGTCGTCGTCCACGCCAAGCAATTGACGCCGCACCCAGCCGCTCACTTCAGATCGACTGGGCATGGTGTCCCATCCAAAATCCGACGAATGGCACCGAACGTAATCCCACCCGTAGGTGAACGGATATCGGGTCGGAATGTATCGCTCGGGATTCGATGGACGCCCCTCTATCTGAGCAATCGTAGCGTCAACGCTACCCAGGAAGTCTTGCGTCTGAATAGGGCTACTTTCATCCATCACTCTTCTCCTCGCCATTTCAGGTGGCTACGTCCCTCGTCGGTCATCATGGGGACCAACGCTGCGGCGGTATCCGAGACAGTCCAATCTACGCCGTCCTGGCAACCCCACCCGGTATAGTCGTTCCACGCCTCCAGATAGCCCCAGCGCCCATCAGCGAAGCGCATCACACCATATAGCGACAGCTCCGTGCCGATGTCCTCATCGTCACCATTAGATGTCCACCAGATTTCCACGACTTCGCTCGGGACAGGACGGTCCTCAATCAGAGTGCCAGTAACGTCTCGCCACTGGTAAGAGGCTTCCGTAATGGAGCGCCACTCGCTGTAGCCGTAGTCACTACGGGCCAACGGCTCTGGCAACCCTTTGGGTGGTGAAGGAAAGCCCACGATTTCAGACATTGCGCGTATCCCAACACTCTTGCAGCCATTCCTGGTTGCACGCCACGCACACGTCAGGGTACTCCTGCGGGTCGTAACTCTCGTAGCCAGCGATGACCTCGGTCTCGCCACAGTAGATGCACTTACCCTCTCGGGTCGCCGTCTTCATTGCGTTGGTCATAAATCAAGTATGCGCCTCGGTGTCGTCTATGTCAAGCCGTTTGACCTGCGATTGTATAGAAAATTGGTGGCGGGTGAGGTATCAAGCAACTTTTCGGTTACTCTGCCGTCGCCGTAGTGCCGAACCGATGCATTCCCATTCTCCGTTTACGTGCCGTCGCACTCTTTCCTGACCACCTGCTAACTATAGTATATCTTTCGTTTGAATCCAGGAGTATTCAGACATCAGAACGGTGCCACCGACTCTCGATTCCCCACGGTGGACTTCCCGCGTAATCGGCCCCGATATCCGAAAGTTAAGGGTTAGCTCGTGACACGGGCGTGCTGGTTTGTTGATCGTGTCGTTACACCACACCGTTCTCATGCTTGAAGTTTTCTCCGGGCCTCATTGCGCATCTGAATGTGCTTGACTAAAGCGGTCTGAAGCTTGTCCACGGTCTCGTCATCCAGACAGACTTCATTATCGTGCCACGCATGCCGCAGTGCCAGCCACGCCCAGCGAAAGCGCCCCCATTGCTTGGCTATGGCTGGTGACCAGATCGTCAGAAAAAGCGTTCCATCTTCCCACCCATCCAATCCGATGGCATGCGAGTGGCACGCGTCCACGATCAGGCATTCGTCAATCGTCTTGTTGTCCAGCACGCCAGCTCCTAACGATTTTAAGCGGTCGGTTCGCCATGTGAGCGTCTATCTTGTCTCCATGTTGCCGAAGCCACCCTAGCAGGATATTACAGCGGTTACAGAGCAATCCACGGATGCAATTCTCGCAGCCCTTATTCATGGGATGATCCCGGTCGCAGCACGGAGCGTCCCAGTCGTGATCAACACCCATAGCGCCCATACCATACGACCTCGGATCACCGCAGATATTGCAGGCGTCCTTCTGCAAGATATGGAAGATGTCGTCGTACTCCAAAAGGGTCATCGTCCAGGCCCGCATAAGCGTGATCGCTCTGACCAATGGACGCCGACATTCTTTGCACGTGTCATAATGGCCATCCGGCTTGCGCTTAAGCTTGTGAAACTGTGCCAGTGGCTTTTCTATCCCGCAAGTATCGCAGACCTTCAGGGGGCCTTCGTTGAGTTCGGCTTCACGCCGCTCAATCATTTCCTTGCGTAGTCGCGTATAACCCAAGTGCTAACTCCAGTTATCTTTTTGAGAAGATATGAGCAGATTCATCCATGCTCCTCGATAAATGCGTTCATGACGGCGACGTCAGCCCTTGTCAGTCCGATTTCTGGATCAGGATTCACCACCAGATACGGAAAGCCTACCTGAAACAACGGACCATCTACGTCCAGGGCCGGGATATCGTCCTCTGCCCAGATGAACGATTCCCCAACGGTAGCGTATTCCGCAACCGCGTGATATTTACCAACCACCGCAGGATATGGGTGGCGCTGGACCACGGGCAGTGGTGACCAACCAAAGTGCGGCGCAATAATGTCATTCGCTGCGGCGTCCCATGTTGTCAGCCAACATAGTTCGGCAGCCAGCGTTCCCAATGCGATACCCATTTCTAGAGAAAGGTGTAACTGAGAGAACCGCCACGGAACATCAAGATGATCCCAGCTGCCCCACTCAGACGGAAACTTGGGCGTCTGGGGCATCGGTGACAAGACGCCATCAACGTCCAACATGATTCTCATCGTCTGAAAGTAACGATATTCATTCTGTATCGGTTCCGTTGGGCGGAGGCAACCGATACAGAACGTACCGATCCGCCAATTGAATGGGGTCTTCCAGGTAGTCGCCTAGCAGAACGCGCCACGCCTCTTGCGGCCATGAATGCGGCGGAACGTATCCTGTCGAGAGGTTGTCGTATTGACGTTGCAGCTCGTCCCGTTCCCGTTCAATCTGCTTGGCTAGTTTTTCCCACCGATCAGCCTCAGCAGTCCAATGCAGACGACTACAGACAAGGCAACGGCCTTCCGCGTCAATGATTGGCTCGATCTCGGGTTCATGTGGGTGCTTTGTACTGACTTCGTTAACGGCCATCAGTAAATCCACGCATTCCGCGCTTCTGCCCAACCTCTTGCTCTTACGCGATCCATCTCTCTTAGTCGCTCTCGTAGTTCTTCTGCCGCCTTGGGACTGAGGTTGGGAACCAGTAGACACGATGATTTATGAAGGGTGCCCGGCATATGAATGGCGACGCCGGGGATGTCAGGATTGTCGGGCGCTGGAGTACAGCCGCACTCGGGACACGGTACATAAGAACCATCATCCTGCCATCCGGTCTCATTCAAGCACGTCCAGTATCGATGTTTTGCCCCGCACACTTCAAAATCACCAAACCCAGTCTGGATCATCCATCCACCGGGTAGTCGCGCCACACCCATATCGTCGCTATCGTACGAGCCGTCAGAGGCGAGCCATTCCATTTCTATCGTGTCGTAAACCATCAACTTTCCCTCACGGGTTCGTAACTGGTCTCGGACTCAGGAAACTCCGTAGTCACCCATTCGATCCGTAACGGCTTAGACTTTGCGCGCACCGACCAGCATATGCGGTCCTGCGTGTCGTTATCAAGATAGCACGCTACCCACCAGGCATTGGCGTCCATCTGCTCAGCCCTGAACATCGTAACGTCCCTGACGAAGATGTCGTCCATGAGCGCGTCGGGATCGTCATTGCCCCGTTCGTCCGGGCGTAGGGCGATGCGATATTCTTTGCCATCACCCCAAGGCGATAGTTCCGCCATTCTGCGACGAACCTTGTTCATAGCGTCCATCAGGTTGCCGTTCATCTGGGCGAGAAAAGCATACTCGTCCTGATCCCGTTTGTTCACGCCCCACCGCCCAACCCATCCGACACGAACTGCTCGGCATTCCCCGAATCGTCCGCCCTATTCGCCCACCGCACGGCAGCCACGGACTCGTCGTCGCCCATCATCCAGGCGTTAGCGTACACGTGGCCCCACGCTAGCGTCATCAGCTCGTAGTGGGCCTCCAGGCTCGTGAGTTGGTCGGACTCCGGTACTCGCTCCATCCATCCGCACGAGCAGCGGGCCAGTTCCATATCCTTCTGTGGATCGCCAACGTCCACATTATGGCGGATAATGTTCACCACGGGTAATCGTCCTCTCCGTCGCAACTTGGATTAGTACAGTAGGGCCACGACGCACCATCGTCGTCACGCATGGGCGCCCCACAATACTCACACACGGCCCACGTCGGTTCCTCGGCCACACTAAGAGGCGTAGAACGCCTTGATGGCGGCGATGGAGTTCGGACCCGTGGTGGAGTTAAACGAACCACCCTGCTGAGTAGTTGCCTGGAAATTCGTAATCCACTGGTAGCCATTTGCTTCAGCATGGTTCAACAGGTCCGTCCAGTACGTCGGGTCGTCCGATCCATTATTACCGCACTCACAGAAGCCAGCAAACGCAACACCCTTCTGGCTAGCCAACTGCTCAAACGGAGCAGCCTGGGCAATCACGCCAGCAGCGCCCGATCCGGTGTCGCCGGGGTTGTCGTAGCCATCCGGAGCAATGACGACATCGCCATTAACGCCAGCGCCGGGGAACGTGTCTGTCTGGGTGCGCCCGGTCTTCTGGTTACCAACCTGATTCACGTTCGGGCAGTAGGCGAACAGGAACTTGGCGCCATTCACGGCACGCATCCACGCGCACTGATTGTTGAACTGCGTGATGAACTGAGCCGCAGTGAACGCGTTCTCGTTCCACGAATTCTCCCAACCGTTGACGCCCTGGTTGCCCTCCCACATCCACGGGATAATGGCGTTGGCCTGCCCGTTTGCGACAAGCAGAGTGCCGAGAGCAGTGCATTGCGCTTGCGTCAGAACGCCCATCTTCAGCATCAGGCGCTTGCCCTTGAGGTATGCCGTGCGGGCAGACGAAAAACTGTAGGTGGTGGCGTTATTGTCGCCGTAGTCGAGAACGATGCTCGGCGTCTGGACATAGTTGCCAGCGTGGTACTCGCCCCACGGCGGCTTGCCTGTCGGTGGCGGAGGCGGCGGCGTCACGGCACTGACGGTGATCACCACGGTCTCGCTAGCCTTCTGCGCTGGCGATCCTGAGTCAGTCACCGAAACCGTCACCGTTGACGTACCTGCGGCGGTCGGCGTCCCGCTGATCTTTGTGCCGCTAAACGACAATCCAGCAGGGAGTCCCGTCACCGTGAATGCGTACGGAGCGGTCCCACCGGATGCGGTCGGAATGATGGCGGCGATAGGCGTGCCAACGGGACCAGACTGAGCGGCGATTGGGGCAAGCACCAGTTGAGTCGGCGGCGGGGGCGTCAGGTCTGCGGCAAGTGCGGTAGCGCCCTGCTGCGCCGTAGCCGCCTGGAATGCGATAAATGCCACGTGCGTCTCGGCCGATTGGAGCGCGGTAATGGCAGACGCCACGTCGGGTGGCGATTCCTGAAGGTCTGCCATCGCTTGACCCTCAAACGTTACGGCGGGGCCAGAGTGCTCGTAGATGTTCTCTACGGCGGTGGCGACTGTGGCTAGGTCAGTTTGGGTCTGAGTCATAACGCTCTTTCTGTTGGGGGGATCTCGAAAGTAGTTCAGCATCGCGCATTCTATCCGCTCGGTTCGGGCATTCTACACGCTCGTTCGTTCTCGTAACCTTTAATAGTGACGGTCCTTAGTAAAGGATAGGGTCGTTTCCTTTACTATAGCGTGACCGAATACTGTGGATTCTCTTCAAAATGTATACTTTTGCAAGCACTACAGGTAGACGCCCGCTCGGGCGTCGCTGATCCCACTACCAATCTGCGAATGGCGCTGTGCCTCAAAGAGTTCCGCCAGTGTAGCCTCACCGCGAACGTTACCCTCGCTCCACTGGCTGGCCTCAGATGCGGACATGCGCGGCACTTCGATATTCGCGATACAGCGGCCGGGACGCATGATGGCCTCGTGCAGCTTGACAACCGGCGCATTTGTCGTCATCAGGACGAGAACATTCAGCCCCTGTCCGATCATGCCATCACCAAGATTGAGCAGACGAGAGATGGCCTGTCCAACGTTTTTCTTAGCGTCAGGGGTCAGGAATTCCTCGGCGTCCTCCACAATGACCAGTCGCCAGCGGTCACCGATCGCCTCGTCCAACAACACCTGCATCAGATAGCCACCACGCATGAACATATCGTCCGCGTCCACCACGTAGACCAGATCACACCACGACTTCCACGCATCGGCCAGCGCACGAATAGCGGTTGTCTTTCCAGTGCCAGCGGGACCGTGCAGCAACATGATGCGCCCAGTCTCAATATTCGCTGGCCTCAGTTCCATCAGGTCAGACAGGGCCTCGCGTGCTTTTGAAGCGTAGTTGCCCTTAATCTCGTCCCACTTCGGCACCACCAGTCTGCGGGTCCGAGAATTGGCAGACATGCCACCCCAATACCAGAAATCCATATTGACCGTTCCGTCAGGTGGCTTCTCCAAAAGCGGCAGCGACTCCGTAATCTGGTCCAATAGCGCATGGCATTGTTCCCAGCCGTTAGGTCCATCCACCAGCACATTGAGGGACATGCTGTTCCGCAGGGACGTCGCTCGCACCCAAGCGTCGTTACCGACCTTCCAGAGTACGTTCTGCTCGTCGTCATTGGCGTCATTCCAGGTACCGACAAGTTCGCCACCCGAGACCTTCATTTCGACAGCGGTCGTCGCGGTAGGGTAGCCGCCCCTAACCACCTCATGCGGCGCAGCCATATCGGCCTTGATCTTGTGATAACGACCGAGGACGTGGATGGCACCGCTGTCCATCGTATATTGCACCGACAAATCGGTCATTGTTCTCCTGTCGTAATAGCGTGATTTTCAGACTTGGCGCGGCAGGAGCGCCGCTGCCACGTCTTCACTGACGCCCATCAATGAGCAGTACCGCGGCGTTGCGCTCGCTGTACGCCTTCAGCTTCTCAGCCTTCTCGTACTTCGCCGCTTCGATCCATTCGTCCCGTTCCCCCTTTAGCTCTGCTATGCGGTCCAGAGCATCGTCCAGTTCGTCGCTCACCTTGAGCCATGCGGCGTAGTTGGCGTCCCGCTCTTTCTCCGTGCGTTCAACACGGTTGCGCCAATAAAGCGTGGTGTCAGGCATCGTACTCCTCTAGCGCCGCAGCGGCGACGGCCCTGTAGTAAGGCACGGCGTCCTCGGGTGTCGCCACCATCTCGTTCTTGATCCGTTGCAGCGCATGGCGCAGGGCGGCGATCTGTCCTTCCAGCACCCCCACACGTTTCATTGCCGCATTGCGGTACTTGGCATGACGATCTGCCAACTCGTCCAACTTGTGGCCCCGTTCCTCGTACTCGGCTTCCAGCGCCTGAACCCCGCACTCAATCGGGTCGCTGTCGCAATGCCGGTGCGCTCCGTTTTGCGGAGGCCCTGGAAACAGCTCGTCACCCCGGAGACAGGGATGGGTGAAAACTCTCTCAGAGAAGGCGTCGACGCAAACGTCAACCAAACAGGTCCATGACGTGCAAGGCTCTTTAGTGAGCGGGCACGTAGGCCGATGCCGGGGTGGCACCAGCCAGGGGCTATGGCGGGCTTTATCCCTCTCCTTGAGTGCTTGTATTAGCCGCTGGTAATCAGTCACCTCAAACGCCATGGGTCTCCTTCCCGTATTTCTGCCAGACCGGGTGACCCTGTTCGTCATAGCCTCTGACTCGATATGATCCGATGTCTGGCAGCGGGTATTTTTCGGCACATGCCACCTCTAACGCGGCAACAACTATTGGCGGCAGTGGCTCCCTGTGATTGGCTCCATAGGGCATCGGATTCTCCTCTGCAAACTCACTGGCCATGCCATGATTCATTCCAGCCTTGCGCGCCCAGCGATATGCCCGATCTTCTTCAAACGTAGACGCTGGTGGTGAGGGCAACCCATCCCGCCCCGATCGTTTACTCATCATCGCCTTGCATCCTTGTGTTGCCTGCAAACGGGGACACGCCACACCCCATCCCACTCCAACCACGTCGCGGGATTACCACAGTATGCACACTGGGTATGTGGCGGAGGACGGTCGGTATCAGACACCCGGCGTGCGTCTCCTCGCCCAACGCTCCCGCCAACTACCGATCGGAGCATTCCAAAACCAGTGCGACCAGAGCCGGGTGGGTCGACGCGGGCACCATGGCGCCCTTTTAACGCTCACAGTAAAGGTCCCTCAGGTATTTGGCACGATATATACACAGGTCGTCGCCAACCATCTGGAGCAACTTCTGAATGGCAGTGCGGGCGGCTTCTGAGTTTGACGCTGCGACAATAAGTGCGATCTCTTCTTCGTTAGACAGCGACGTGCGGCGGTCGTATGCGGCGATGAACGGGCACTCGGGATCGTCGGCGCACGCCGACGAGCAGATGTGTGGCCGTTCTGGCTTCGGTCCCTTCGGACCTACGACTTCAGACATCATAACCACGCAACCGGCCATCTCGATACTCCTGTTCGCCGTGCTTGCGACAGAGCGTATATCCGCTGCGAGTCCACATTATGTGGTGCCCGTAGCGACAGCGGTCAAACTGGGCTATCAGTCGTCTAGTCAATCTCCCGCGCTCCTTCCGTGTGTTCGTCGGGGGTGAGGCCGCACTCGTGCAAGGGTTCGGTGGGGAGGGGCGGGGTCATTCGTGCTCCAATTCTCGCGCCACTTCCCATTCGCAATCCCACCCCCAGGTCACCGGCGTCCATGATTTCGCCGCACCCGTCGCAGTTCAGATTGATGGTTCTGCGTATTGACATCAGATCGCTTCCTGGGCCAGTGACAACTGTGTCTACGATCTTGTTTCTGTGCCCTGACGTAATCGGCTTTACTCATGAGGGAAAGTGTCGACTTTCAACCATTGTGAGATATTAGCCAATTTTCGTAGCACTCCTGCACGCGAGGACATGGCGGGTGTGTCGCATCCTCGCCCCGCGGGCCGCATTGACATGGTTCCAGCGAAACACCGCACCAACCGCGCCCGTCGTCTAACCGCTGTCCCCGTCGACTACACGCCCACTCCCCATTCACCCACACCATGAACCGCGCCCCATGCACTTCGCAACGGTCGGCCAATGTACGGGCACGTATGCCAGTTCCTGGCTCGGCCCAAGAGTCCATCACCATCACGCAGTCCTCCGGTCCACTTCCTTCTGAGTCCACCCGCGGGCCACGGCGGTCCGAGCGGACTTCAGGGTGTTGTAGTACATGGCGATTTCGGTGTTGGTCGGAATGTGGACCACAATCCAAGGAGTGCCAACATCCTCGACCCGCTCAAAATGCCAGATTCCGTCAACCGTGTCAGCGGCCCAGCACTCTTTGCGAGTGGCGCCACCAGGGTCGCTCATGTGCCGGAACGTGCCTCGCATAACCTTGTTGGTGATTTCGGGAAGCTCGGTCTTGGTCATGGGTATATTTTGCGCCCCAATCAGGTCGTTGTCAATGCCTGTGACCTGCATTTTTGTCACTTTTTAGGTGGTAGAACGGTGCCGTATACGTCATATACCCCGTTCATGCGTTGTTCCACCCTAGACACGGCCACCCTAGATCCTCGCTCTAGCAACAATTCCCGCTCTATGGGATTGTTGGAAACGCCCTTCATGGAAACGCCGTTCGTACCTTCTGGCACCAGCAGGTGCATCGTGACCCCACCGATATGGTGTTCGTCACCCACCGTGGTCGACATATAGGCGTTATCCGTGATGACCTTGTGATCCAGGTCTTTCGGGTCGCCAGAAATGGCATCCGTAGGGATATTCCTTGTCACTTCCACATTCTGCCCCAGCGGTCGCATGGTCTGATCAATGCGCCCGACTTCGGGGTTGCTATCGTCACCAGCGCGCAACGCTACGTTCGTACTGAGAAAGCTGTCGCCAGAATATCGGTTCAGCGTATTTTGATCTGCCGACGACAACTTAGGAGTGTTCAGATCGTCCATTGACTTGACGGTGCCAGCGCTCTGGGCTTTGTCTATGGCGTTATTGACGTACTCCCGGTCTGCGTCCGTAAGCGCCGAGACGTGTTCAGAATCAATGCTAGAGGCACCATGGATGTCAGAGGGTTCACCGTGGGCGTCGTGGGCCGACCCACCGCCAGCATCGCGGGGATGAGGCACGTACGGGTGTTCAGCGTCCCAAGTGGCCCAGTCTTTTTCTAGCGGACCCTGTTCGTCCTCTACCACCATCTTGGTAACTTCGCCGTTGTCTACAGTGGCACGCAGTCGCCAGGTCCATTCAGTCATGTCGTAATACTCAGACATTCAGTCACCCTTCGGAGCGTATTCCTCATCCATCTGGTCGAGCAATTGCCCTAGTTGCGTGTGAAATCCACGGACATGCTGGAAGTTTTCATCCACTTCGTTTGTAACGGGTCCGTACGTGGTACGCACCTTGATGTTCTGCGTTCCTTCTACCCGATTAGCCGACAGGGTCATTTTCTATCTCCTTAATTTGGAAGTGGCACGGACACGGACAATGCCATCCACCGAGAACCCCCGGCAGGTGCTGTCCTTTGGGACAATGTTCATGATCTGGCTCAGGTGCTGGAAAGACCATCGGCTTGCCATCTAGGTCAAGGACACCAAAGTCAATCTCCCTAGGATAGCACTGCTGCGTGTACTGATGGGCACTCATGACCGAATACCTATACATTCCTTCACGGATACCGCACAAACGTAACGTTACCCTGATGTTCAGATCGTAGTCGCCCGACCTCATGGCCGCACGGCATTAGCGTCTTGACCCACTTCGTTTGAGAATAGTCCTCATATCGCCCCAGAAACTCAAGCCTCGCGTAAATGGCGTTCGGCCATGATGCACACTCTGGGCATGGGTCAAATCGCGCCCTCATTACTCCACCGCCGCCAGACTCGTCTCCACAACCCCCAGGATCTGTTCCTTGCCCAGCACCAGCACCTCCGTGCCGTCAAACTTCCACGTCTCACCTACCCGCTTGTGGAAGAACACCTGCGCGCCAACGTCCAGTCCGACCGGCACAAGCTCGCCGGTGAACTCGGAGTGGTGGCCCTCGCCAACCGCTACGACGGTGCCGTAGCGAGGCTCCTGCATGTCCTCAGACCCCTCTGGGATGTGCAGGCCAGACGCGGTCTTGGTCTCAATGGGGTCGGCGTCAACCGCCACCCGATCACCTTTCAGGCTGAAGGCCATCTAATGCTTTCTCCTTGTCTTGTGTCAGCGTCATTACGCCGAGGGTTCATCTTCCAGTGTAGCTTACGCCACCACCACGGTTGGCGGTTCCATGCGTTCACGTAGTTTTGACGGGTGGCCTCAACAAGTCCATCCCGCGTCGACTTGTGAATGGCGTCCTTATATGCCTGAATCTTTTCGGGGGTATCTAGCCCGAGGTATTCCCATGACGGGAGCGGAGCACTCATGTCGTAATAGTTCTCTTTTCAGACATTGACTTGCCAAGCACCTAACGCCTCCCGCATTTCAGCCAGAGCCAGCGCCCTCCGACGAAACCGCCAAATAGGAATTGAATCATACCGTTTGCTGGCATCAAGAAACGATTGGACACGCTGGACCTCCGCTGCACACCATGCCTGAAATACAGGATTGTCTATCATAGTTAGATAATTGTCGATCTGCGCCACCGACGCCTAGATGGTGGGGGAACTTCTGTTGGCTCATCAAAATAGTCCAACAGATCAGCGGCGTCTACATAACCAGCCATTCTCAGGACCCATCGAACGTCATCCCGGTTGAGGTAGGTGATTCCCTTGTGTCCGATGGAACCTATCACATAGTCTTCAAACAGATCAAGTATCTTCGGGTTGATCATGTCGGAATAGTCCTACTTTCAAACAAGATCAAATACCCCCTGGCTAAGTCGCTTAACTGCGATTTCGCAATACCTCTCTTCAATCTCAATGCCAATACCTCGTCTACCTAGTTTTAACGCCGCTTCCATCGTGGGTCCACTCCCCATATAGGGATCAAGAACGAGACCTGGTGGCACAAGGCCCAATACCCACATCATCAACGATACGGGCTTTTGTGTTGGATGAACGAAGGACTTCCGTTCAGACGCACGATACGCACCGCTCCAGAGATGACGAAATACCTGCGTTCGATTGACGCAGTTAGTCCATGCAAATTCAGCTTCAGCGATCCGAAGCTTCATACCGTTAGACGTTACCTTATCCCATGCCAGCCATCCGCTATGATCGGGCAGCTGAGATGCGAAACAGTTGCCGCCCCATAGAACCGTAGGTTTACCAAGTGCCAGCAGGTGCGCAGGATTAAAGGGTTCCGCATCGCCATGAATCGCCTCATGGCTTTCCGTGGTGGACTCAAATTTAGGGGACTGAGGGTCATAGTCAATCCCGTACGGAGGATCTGACACAATAACGTCAAAACTCAATTCTGAGATTATTGCTTGGCAGTCGCCGTGGTAGAGCGTAATCAAATCATCTTGGTAATACGGTTTAATCATCGCCACGCTCCGAAGCCTTTGGTTGACCTATGGACATCAATCCAACATACCGCCCGCTAGAATCACGAAGTCTACCACCACACAGTCGACATCGAACCCCCATCTGTTCTGTGTTCATTTGGCAACCCACATCCTTACACCACGGCATGCTGATCAGTCCAAACGTCTGATTAGTTGTCTCGCCTTTAGCACTAGTCTGATTTCATTTGCATCAAGCGCTTTGTCCCATGTCATCCAAGTCTCCCCACCGTCTGTCGGCATCAGCCCAACTTCTGCAAGGGCGATCTCAACTCGTTCTTTTTCATTTATCACGAAACCACCTCAAGCCAATAGACAAGTAGATGCCGCAGCAACGCTCAAACCCACAACAATATCGCACCCTTCCGCTTACATAGATAATACTCGGAACTGATGCCACCCCAATGTCTGAGGTGGTCCCAGGTCTGCCGTAAACAGCGTATCATGACTGATCGGTGGCATCAATAGCCGCCGAAAGCTGATCGCAACAATGGGCGTCTAGATTGTCTTCACGGACGAACCGACCACAGAATGGACACCGCAGGCGTTCGCCACACAATGAGCAAACGGACGATCCGTGCCAATAGCATCCGGACATACACCCCTCAGACATCACGGGATCGGAAAAATGCCCTCACACTTGGACCTCAGTTCAAGGTCGGGTGCACTGTTAAGCCACATGGCACAACCGGGAACGTGGCACTCTCCTCCGACACCGTCAAGACAGAGGTCGCACAGAATAAGGTTCACATGATTAAGCGTGGGATCGGCGCTTGGTGCTCTACTTGGGGAGTTCCGGTGCCTACCCTCTAGCCACTCGCCCTCTGACGGCATTCCTTCTCCATCAGTCATCGGTCCACTCTCCAGCATTAACCGGCCACGGGTTCCCGCTTGTAGTACCGACAGGGTAAACCCATCGACGCCAATCCGTGCGTCGGATGGCACCGCATTCCCAACAGTACAGCCATGAACCCCCCGAGATAACCCAGCTTTTCGCGTGTCGAGATTGACATCGCCGACCCTGCCGACACCGTCCTGCGTCAGTCTCGATCATCCACGGCCAGCCATTGACGACCCATTCGGCATTGTCCTCGCTCAATCCAGCCGTCTTCATTCGCCCAACGAGCGTGTGACGTTCGTCCTCAGCACTGATTCGGCGCCACGATTCATCGGAGCTGGTCATGTCCGAATGTGTGTGTATTCAGTCACGCCAGCTTGCGCGCCCGTGCGGCCAGCATTGCTGCAGACAGGGCACACGTTTCGCCGGTCGGACGCGTCCATACCCCGATAGCCTGATCCGTCACGGTAGATCCCTCCCGCATAAGGTCGGACAGCGTTAGCGGCTTGTCCTCAGCTGGCTTGGCATCCAGTTCCTCGCGCAGCTTTGCGATGGCATCCTGATCCAACATGCGATCGATTTCATCTAGCAGCTTGTCCGTCTCAGCCTTAACCTCAGCCGTCTCAGTACGCTGCGGTGAAGGATTTTCCTTCAAGTGTGACTGTTCCGTATCCGAGGATTGTCTTTGCTGCTTTTTCTGAGTCGGGACCAACGCTTGGGTACTCATGCTTCTCCTTCTTAGGTTGAATGGTGAAGTCGACTGTTGGATCATCTAGCGCAATGATATCAAGCCACTCTGCGATCTTTTCACGTGACCACTGATGGGCGTCGTTAACGTGCGGAATGAGTGCCGTCAGATACCCCGGTGCGGCTTTGCATTCTGGACACGGACGCTGCACTTTGCCCAGTCCTGGACATATGGACAACAGTTCAGAAACGATTGAATTTGAGCCGCCGATATAGTTGACGTAGTTGTCGTTGCTATAGTCGAGCCACACTGGGGCCGTCCACTGGATTGGCGATGCAAGCACGTACATGGGTTTACCCGGCGCAAGCGTCAAAGTTCCCCATGGCGTCGGCGTCGGCGTTGGCGTTGAGTACCACGTATTTACCTGGAGGTCTATGTGTTCACCCTTACACCACTTGACCGCACGCCGAAAATACTGATCGGCCAGCCCCTTAGGATTTGCCATAAATCCCTCTAGGTCAGAGAGATGAATCGGCTCGTCGTGGCGGCGACCGTGGAGACAGGTAAACCGAACCCTGGTGTACTCGTTCTTGCGCTGAACCGTCTTCACGTCCCAGCCCTTGGCGTACTTTGCGCGTGTGTGTAAATGGTGCCAGAACTGCTGCTCGCGGTTTTTGAGTTCGGGAGTTTTCATGGCGTAAAGTTGGCGTATTCAGTCATAGTCCATAATCCTGTCGACAGTCTACACATAGCTCGTTACCCGAGATGAACATGGACTCTGATTTCTGTAGATCACACGATGGGCACACCATTTGATTGTCTGACGAGCGTGTGCCCCTATTCGTGGCGGTGTGTTGATAACACTTCTCTCCCAGTGCAGCAACTGGCCTGGGGCATGTGGCGTCCCACTTTGCCCAAGCAAATCCGTGGTGATAATTGAGAGGTTCACCACAGGTCGGAGTGTCCGAAATCATGGATATTCCTTCGCGAACAACGTGGCAGCACCTACTCGGATGCCAATGCAGGTGCACCTACGCATCCCATGGCAAATCCCAGTGTCCGTTGGGGGCCGACCAGTTGCGCCACCAGCGTTCCTTGCGAGGTTGTCGCATTATGTACGTGGTGCCACAGCGCGGACACGTCCAGTGATCACCTGTCTGAAACTCAATGGCGGGGGGGAACTGACAAACCATCGGACCACAGTTGATCGGATGGCACATACAATCGCACCATCCACCAGACTGGTCGGCACCCTTGTAGCAATTTCCACAGGCGCCCATTTCACAGGCTTCAGTCAACATGTCCGAATACCGCTACTTTCATCCATCACATCTTCCTGTATGCTCGTTCGCTGGCTGCGATGGCCTGCCGCCGCTCACTCGCGGACATTCCGTGGGGCCGACCTTCAACCCTTACTGGAAAAGAGTCTTTCAGCGACCTCTGCTCGTCTTTACAAAAGACCTGACCAGTCATTGAGTGGCCGTAAGCAAACGGTCCGCCAGCCTGTCCAATGTTCGCCTCAACCGGAAACTGGCAGTGCTCGCATGGCGACTCGTCGCCGTTTGTTGTTGGGGTGGCTGCTGTCTTGGTCATGGATCTAAGTATGTGCCTCTATACACAATATGTCAACGCCTAAAGTTGCAGGTCAGACGCAAGTTTGAATACGTGCACTTTCCTTCACGCCCGATGCGGTCCACCCGCATAGACATGACCTTGGGTCCAGCCCTCGTCAGACACCAGTCGGATCTCGCCCAACTCCGCCAGGCGGTCGATGCAGGCCAACATCTGCCACGTATCGCCCGTGACGCCCTTCATGGCGTTCTCTACGGTAAATGCTCCGGCTGACGCCAAAAGGCCCTTTGTGTTGTCGCGAATCTTGAGGAATATCTTCTGCCCATCCTCAGTGAACACCCGCTCGCGCTCATCCGCGTAGCAATATCCACTCATCATAGACCTCTCCCATCTGCTTCTGGTTCTTGTTCAACGTGAATCTCAATAGTCGACCATGACCCCGCTGCCTGCTTGACCAGATTGTCAACGACCGAACGATTATCGGTTAGCACGACCACCCTCCACACTGGAAGGTTGGGGATAGGATCAGGCCACTTGTCTGAGAACATCGTGAAGATAGCGTGACCATTATCGGTCATGATGGTCAGGGTGGTGGCATCGACGCCCACAACGGGACACTCATCGCCATTCCACAGGACGTGCTTCAAACCCTTGAATTTCTGTATATCAGCGGCGGATGCCATTACATTTCTCCAGCGCAACGCAGGTGCCGACCATCTGCATCAAATACGCAGCACATGAACATTTTCTCGGCGTGTTCCTCGGCAAAACTCAGCGCCGATTCAATCGTCTCAAATCGCTCAGGGAAGTCGGCCGAGGACATATCAAATGTGTCCAGCCAGCGAACCTCAAACGGGGCAATAGCCACTTCTGGCATCGAATCCCTTTCGTCCGCAGAGAAAATGCTCCGTACGTTGCTGCCAGTGTTCCTGGGTATCGCTACCCAAAAGAATGGGATGCGCCCACGTCGTTAAGAGGAACAACGCTTCGTGCAGGTCTGCTCGGAGCTTGTAAATCTCGTCTACGTTGCCATTCCACGCTTCCAGCGTGACGTTCATGACTTTTGTACTGTCAGACATCGTGTCACCCTTCCTGTGGATAACTTGAAGGAATAGATGAGCTTTCATCCACGGGGGATGACAGAAACCTCTTTGGCGACCTGAATAGCATCGTCAACGGCAGCAAACGCCTCGTTTGCCGTGCGAGCGTTGGTGTCGTTCCATATAAATAGCGAGTTGCCGTATCTCAACGTCACGACGCTGGACACGTACTGAGTGGCACGCTGAATCGCTGGATTCTGCGTCTGGGAACAGAACGCGCCACGGCACCCCATCAGGGCTTCTTCAAGACACGCCGCTCTCCCATTCTGGGCAGGTGGTGCAGGCATGTCCAGCGTCCGCAGAACTGAATCCACGGACCGCGCTCAGGATCGTCACAGTCTTCTCGCTCGCATTTCATCGTTCAACCCCCTCTTGGCTCGCCGTATCTCGGCTGCTCTGCTCAACGCGTCCCGGCAGTGACCGAGCCAATACATGACCGTTTCGGCGTCGGTGGCGAAATCTTCTCGCCTGTCGCCGGATGCCGCGTCGAACATGGGGAGATTGAAACACATACGGACCGGCAATGTCAAGGGTTGCGCTGAAATAATGTTTCATGTATGGTCACCTGCGATGACCTCCGTTGCCGATTTTCTGCCAGATTTCGCAAACGACACCACGATCAGAGAAACTGAGGCAACCTATAAACGCCTGATAGACCTGCTGAGAGAGGCACACCGGCAATCAATGGCGCGGATCGTGGCCACGCGGGACGGGACCGTGGCGACGACCACACGCAATACCACGAATACCGGTCTTCACACGCCCACGGTCAAGAACTGGGCACTGCGCACCGGCGTGATTTTACCACCAAGCGGACGGGTTACGAAGGCCATTAAAGAGCAGTACCGAGCGGCACACGCTGAGACGCCCTCAAATAGCGTAGAATCTAATGTGGCACAATCCCCCGAGTTGGATGTTTCGTTGCCTCTCGTGCGATCCTGGGCCGCCTCAGAGGGTCTGGCCGTAGGTTCTCGTGGGCGTATCCACCCTGATATTGTAGCGGCCTACTTGGAGGCACACTGATGCCCTTGGACGAAAAGCGAGTAGATGCCGCCCATCAGTATCTCATGAACACGATTTTGAGCTGGCGAGACAAGACAGCCCCAATCGAATCACACTTTCACCACATCTACGATGGATCATGTGCGGTGTGTCGATTCAGTGACCGCTGGGAGGCAAGAGACCTGCTCGTATCGGGCATCATTTCCGCCTACCTCGCAGAAGACAAACCCCCAGCGTAATGGGCGAAAATCTACCTATTCAGACAAGTTATCCACAGGCTGTAAACGAACGGCGACAGGAGAAGAATGACAACGAACGTTTACCAAGATCACCAAAGCTGGTGCCAACACCTCGCTGAACTGGGGTTTTTGAAAGAGTGTCACAACCCCTGTCTAGTCTCGGACCACTGCCTAGCGGAAGAGGACGACAATGATTGATTCAGACCAATGCCGTACATAAAGCCAGAAGCGCGTGCGAGGCTGCGTGAGTACGACTACGCACCACTGCCGGAAACTGCCGGGGAGTTAAATTACGTCTATTCGAGACTGCTTGACCGCGTGCTGGGCAATAGCCCGAGTTACGAGGACATCAACACGGTCGTCGGTGTACTAGAGTGCTGCTTGCAAGAGGTCTACAGACGCGTAGCGGGTCCGCTGGAGGACCGCAAGATCGGAGAAAATGGCGATGTCTTCAGAGATCGATCAGGTCGTCCCGCATGAGTTCCGGCCCGTCGTATACGTAGCAGGGCCATTCCGGTCCGACCCTTTTGCTGGTATCCGCAAGGCTATTCTGGCGGCAGAGAGTCTTGATAGATCCGGATTCGTCACAGCCTGGGTGCCGCATCAGAACGCCATGTACGATCTGGTCTGTCCGCACACCGCAGAGTATTGGCTCGGATATGACATCGCTCAACTTGCCAGGTCGGACGCACTGTTCCGTATTCCGGGTCTGTCTGATGGAGCCGACGATGAGGTGGCGTTTGCCAAGGAAGTCGGGATGCCAGTCTTCTACAACGAGTCAGAGGTCATTCACTGGGCGCAGGCATGGATGGACGATGGCGCCGCAGCGGAGTAAACGTTGCCAGCGCGATCATTCTAACTGGGCGGTCAATCCAAAGACGGGCTATCGCTACTGCCAAACCTGTCACACCGAACGCAATCGCCAGCGCAGGCGCACGAAGCCAGGGATGGGGATTCCGTGGGCTGATTCCGGGCAGCGTGACCGAGGTCCGAGGTTGCAGGCGTTCACGAGAGCCGAGATTCTGAAAGCAAGGGGAATGTTGTGAGCATCACCAGGCCACGGCCAGAAGTATGCAAGAGAGGCCATAACAACTGGGTCGTCGTTGATCCCGTCAAAGGCTGGAGGCGGTGCTTGACGTGTCGCAGAATCAATGCCGGGAGTAATGCTGCAACGCCAGCACCAGCTTGGGGTGTTGACAAAACAGGCAAGAAACAGAACTCCCGCGGTGGTAGCGGCGAGGACACCTGGGGACGTACCGAGTTGCTGAAGTTCCGCGGCTATGACGTCTAAGGTTCGGCAGTTCGATACCGGCGCCAATCGTGACGCAGAGGATGGCAAGTACGATTACGCAGGGTTCTTTGATCCCGCAGTTCTCCATGCGTTCTCGGGCTATATGCACACCTGTCGTGAGATTCCTGACGGATCTATGCGGTCGGGCGGCAATTGGAAGAACGGCATCCCGTTTGACTCCTATTTGGGGTCAATGCTGAGACACGTAATGGACCTATGGCTCCTGCATGAAGGCCACGACGTTGAGCGCCCTGAAACGGGCAAAGAGGTCACGATGGACGACGCGCTCGGTGGCATCATGTTTAATTGCCAGGGTTACTGGTCGGAGATGTTGAAGGGAGCAAAATGAGCGCAGCGTATACGGCCAACGAATCACGGCAATGCAGCGGGAAACATACCTACACAAGTTCGTCCGAGGCCAAGCGTGCAGCGAAACGCACTATGACTAAAGTCGGTGGCGGTAAGCTCACCTCATATCGTTGCCCCCATTGTCTTTCTTGGCACAATGGCCACACGCCCAGTTGGCGCAAGCACTCCGCAAGTGAGTGACATTGAGGATGCCCTGCTCCTACAGATCAAGAAAGCCAAACTGCCCACACCGGAGCGCGAGTATAGATTTCATCCTGTCCGAAAGTGGCGAGTCGATTTCTGTTACCCTGCGGAAAGCATCGCCATCGAGTGTGAGGGCGGAACTTGGGTTCATGGACGCCATAACCGAGGCGGTGGGTTTGAAAAGGATTGTGAGAAGTACAACGAATTGGCTCTCGCTGGTTACCTCTTATTTCGGTTCACGTCTTCCATGATTAGCAGCGGCGTAGCTTTGGAGACAATCAGTCGTGCATTTGGACGTTGAAGATCACGATATAGACCCCGAATACGAACGGAACGGTGACGCACACTGTCTCCATTGCCGTTTACCCATCCAACTCATAATCGCAGGAGGCACACGAGAATGGCGGCACCAGCAACAATTCCATATCCCGACGATGAGGGGTCACTAGAGTGGCGAGAACGTGCGGCATGTCGGGGCGTTGATGTCAATGTGTTCTTCCCCCAACCAGACGACCGTGAGGCCATCAAGCACGCCAAGGCGACGTACTGCGCCTGGTGCCCGGTGCGGCAGGATTGCCTGGAGTGGGCCATCGCTGAGATGGGCATCGGGACGGCGAACGATGATCTGGGCATCTACGGCGGTCTCACGTTCACGGAGCGACGCAGCTATCACCGGCAACGGCTGACCGCAGCGAGGAAGCATCGTGGCTAAAAAGGTTAATGACGCCGACAGCGACGCAGCACTACTCCGGACGACGGCCGATGTAGTATCACATTGCCTGACCCAACTGGAGTGCTGTGCTAGTCGGTGGCCGGAGTACGTGACTGACGCCAGCACAATGCGAGAAATGGTTGAGCGGATGGTTGGACATGCTCGGGAATACGGGTACATCGAGAAGCGAGGCAAAGTATGAGCATCCCCACAGCGGTCGACGCACTCCTCTCAGGAGAGCCACCCGATCCACTCATTAAGTCCGGGCGGTATCAGATCATCCCCAGCGGCGCGGATAAGACAAAAGCGCACACCCGCATCACCAATTTCGCCAAGAAGCTGGAAGACGAGTTTAACATTACGGCGTGGAAGCAACGCATGGTTCTTCTCGGTGCGGCACAGCGTAGCGACATTACAGTTGCGGCTCTCGCCGCTTCCGATAATCGGAGGGAACTGGACAGCCTGGCCGAAGCGGCCATGGACGCGGCGAAAGCGAACGTTGCCAGAGAAACGGGATCGGCACTGCATAAACTCTGCGAACGAGTCGATGCAGGAGAAGCGCTGACCCTACCTGAACCGTGGAAGGCAGATATCGAAGCATACATTGCCTGCCTTGCCGGACTCGGGGCCGCCGTTGAGGAGATAGAGCAGGTTGTCGTCTGTCCAAAACTTGGGTTGGCGGGACGGTTCGACCGTACCGTAGTTATTGACGATATCAGTTATATCATGGACATCAAAACCGGGAAGGACCTGTCTTACTCTTGGGGTTCCATTTCCATCCAGCTGGCACTTTATGCTGGAGCAGCGACGATCTACAATCCAGAGACGAAGCATCACCGACCGATGCCCGAAGTGAATCAGGAGCGCGGATTGGTGTTCCACCTTCAGGCTGGGACTGCAAAATGTACCCCGTATTGGATCAACCTTGAGGACGGACGACGCGGGATCGCGATGGTCAGTCAGCTGCTAGAGTGGCGTAAGCAAACTAAGGGATTTGTCACAACAGCAACGATGCCACGATTCATCGCTCATGCCGATATCCGCGAATACACCATGATGCGCTGCCGCTACGTTATCGATGGTGGCCATGGGGCGGAGTTGGCGCGCAACTGGCCTGACGACGTAGCGACGCTTAAGTCCAAGGACGATCACTCCGAGGCTGAATTGGATGCTATCTTGGATGTATGTGACACCATTGAGGCCCGCCACAAGATGCCGTTCCCAGACTTCACCGATCCGCGGGGACTGGAAAAGTTCTGATGACAAAAACCAACAAACCAAAACAAAGGAAAACAAATGACAGTTGATCCATCAGTAGACGGCTTCCTCAGCAGTGGTGGAGCCCCATCAGCGAAGTTCCCTGAGCCGGGTGCGACGATCAAGGGCACGATTGAGGAGGCTGTGGTTTCGCAGCAGACAGACCTTGACGGCAAGCCGAAGACGTGGGACGACGGAAACCCACGCCAGCAGCTCGTCGTCACTCTCGCTACCGATGAGCGTGATTCAGCCATTGACGATGACAGCGGTACACGCCGCGTCTTCATTAAGGGTCAGATGCTCACCGCCCTCAAGGATGCCCTGAAGAAGGCGGGCGTGAAAAGTATCGAGGTAGGTGGCACGCTCGCCATCAAGTACACCGAGGACGGCGTTCCCACCAAGGCGGGATTCAATGCTCCAAAGCTTTACGTGGCTCAATATAAGCCGCCAGTGTCGGTTATCACTCCCGACGTAGACGAACTGCTCTAATTCAACGCAGGTGAGCAGTGCACCCTACCCCATAACCCCGTTAGATGCAGCCCTGCTCTACGGGGTTATGGGGTGGCGGGTGGCGCCGGTGCGCCCCGAATCGAAGGTACCGGCTATCAATGACTGGCCGACGCGGGCAAGTAGCAATGCTGACACCATCGGAGGATGGTGGACGAGTACCGAATATGCCAGCTGTGGCGTTTGTATCGTCACGGGCAGGGCGTCGGGACTGTGGGTTTTAGACGTTGATGTCAGCGGCGGTAAGCCCGGCATCCAAACGCTGAAGGCGCTGCTCGCTGATCATGGCGATGGATCGCTACCTGAAACCCTCGTGGCTCGGACGCCATCTGGGGGTTACCACTATTACTGGATCTATCCCGAGGGCGCCGAGGTTCACAACTCAGCGTCGAATCGCCTGGGATCAGGATTGGATGTTCGCGGCGAAGGGGGTCAGGTAAACGCTCCTCCGACCACTCGGGGCGCGGACTGTTACCGCTGGGCTACCGAACGTGGACCCTACGATGCCGTGGTGGCTGAGGCCCCGGCTTGGCTTCTTGACCTTGTCATGGACCAATCCACGCCTATGGCGGCACCGCCGAAACCTAGTTTGCGACTGGTCGCTGAGGCGAACAAGCATCTTACCGATGCCCCGTCCTACGTGACCCGTTACAACGCGGAACATTCTTGGGACGACATACTGATGCGGGACGGTTGGACACTCTCCCATGCCGATCGTGATGGTGTGCGTTACTGGACCAGACCGGGCAAGGACGAGCGAGAGGGTATCTCGGCAAGTGTCGGGTACGCAGGCACAGACATGCTCTATGTCTGGACTACGGCGCTCGATTGGCTGCCAGCCGAACGGGGCTACGATCGCTTCGGTTATATGGTTCATCGGGACTTCGGGGGGGATTTTAGGTCAGCGGGGCAATCGTTGGCACGGCAAGAATCCCAGGGGGGGATTTCTGCGGCTGGGTTGGTGTCTGTTAGCCAAGCAAACCCAGAAGTAGCCCCTACGGGCACTACGGACCCCTTAGAATCCATTCTGGACGATGATTCGGAACGAAGCCGATACGAATTACTCAAAGTGGACTTCGACCCGGACGGGTCGTTTTGGAACGCCGATCTGAACGATGCTGATTTCCTCATTGAACCCCTGATAGCGCGGGGTCGCGGTCATGCTCTTTACGCTGGAGCCAAAACGGGCAAATCCTATATCGTTCTCCATGCTGTCGCTGCCGCCTGTATTCCCGGACACAAATCGTGGGTAACGACGTTAGCCGATGATCCTGTTTCGATCGTCTATCTGGACTACGAGATGACTGAAGCTGACCTACGTGAACGACTAGAGATGTTCGGCTATGGCCCTAATGATGACTACTCGCATCTGCATTACATCAAGGCGGGTGCTCTCGGGGCTGACCTGGATACCTACGAGGGTGGCCAAGACCTGACCAATCAGGCAAAAGCGTGGGGTGCCCAGTTGGTTATCGTAGATACCCTGAGCAGAGCCGTGCGGGGTGAGGAGAACGACGCTGACACGATTCGGGATTTCTACCGTTTTACCGGAACGCCACTGAAGGCGAACGGGATAGCAGTCCTGCGCCTTGACCATGCGGGTAAAGAGGCTGAGCGGGGCCAGCGGGGCACGTCTGGGAAGAATGACGACGTAGATGTCGTATGGCGCCTCGATAGGACAGACGACGGCGCCAAGTTGACGAATACTCATTCTCGGGTCTTCTGGATGCCTTCGGAGATTACTCTGCGCTACGAAGAGGACGCTGATGGCGTTCACAACTTCACGCAAGTTCAGGAGTCTCAGACATACACCAGCGGTACGGCAGAGCGTGCTGATAAGTGGTTGGCTCTCGATATCCCGCTCAACGCTAGCCGACGTCAAGCGAGAGACGCCGGGTTCTCGTGTAAGAACGACGAGTTTGCCTCAGTTAAGCGATACCTCAAACTGAATAGTCTGGGCAAGATTGACGATCTCATAGGTGGTCCCCAATGACGGGGGACCAGTGGGGACCGGTCCCCCACACTGGTCCCCCGAAGTGGTGTTTCCCCAGGGGGGTCTATAAGACCCCTGGGGACCACTCGGGACCTGTCGGCGGGGACCAGGGGTCGTGGCACAGTTGAATGAAACAACTTGATTGCGACAACGAAGGGGGATGAATAAATGGAGAAGGTCGAATTGGCGTATGTGGTTTATCTGCGGGTCTACGAGGACTCACCCAAAAGACGGGCTGACGCTAAGGCGAAACTGGAGCAGATTTGCGGCTTAGCGTTTCTTGAGTCCAGTGTTGAGGACGCCAACGGTGACTAGCTTGCGCGTTGAACTACCGCGCTGTAGTTTATAGTCGTGGCCACCAGAAAACCACCGACAGCAGCCGAGGTCCGCAAGGCATTTCGTGCTGGCGTAGATGCAGCGGGACTACCACCAGAGGCCCGCAGACTTGCGCTAGAGGCATTTAATGAATCAATCCGGATGGGTGGCCCGCAGAAAAAGAACCGTAGACAAATCCAGAATGAGGCGCTAAACGCCGTGGACGAACTGATGGTGATCGTATCTGATCCGCTGTTTGAGGATTCGGTGAAGGGGATTATTCTTCGCAATGACTTCACCTCTGGTCAACTCTTTCGTGACCATGAATCTATTGAGGATATCATGGCGATCGGATTGAGCGCGTTGCCCCCCACGCAAGGCGACCCGACTGGCGAGGTTGCGATCTGGGCCGAGATGGGTGATCGCACCGGCGATACCATTCTGGACATCTGCGAGAGCATGGCCCGTAATCTGGTGAGCGTCAAGCAATTGTTGAATCTTTCTAGCATCGATGTGCGCGAACGGGAGGAACGAACTATCCCACGATGCCATGCGTGCGGTGATGAAATCCTGAATCAGAATGAGATGCGGGATGGCGGCTTCGACATTAAATGTGCGGTGCGACGTAAGCGATATAAGAACGCTCGGGACTACCGCGGCGACCGTGGAGTCTTCATCGCTTTCGTTAGAGCGGAGCGTGTAGCAAAGGCCGAAACTGACGATCTAGTCGAAACCGACGTTGTGTAGCATGACCTGCACTTTCGCAAATGTTACAAACCACATTGCTAGTATTACACTTGGCAGGTCTAATCAAAGAACAGCGGGCTTCTAGTGACGGTCAAAAACCTATGCATTGGATGCCTTGACGACTTCGTTGAAGAATGGGCAGATCCGCCATATTGCTACACCTGCTACCTGAAACACGAGGAAGCGATTGAGCGTGCTGGCATCCACTACAGCAGCCGTCGCAATAATCAACCCGTAGATTGGTACGGCCCCAAATGGAATAACGGCACCGAGCCGAACACCATTGAGGCCGAAGAACTCCAGTACGGGTTTGGTGGCGAAGATGAGTACGGTCGCCCGGTTGAGATTCGATTCGATGATGGTAGTCCGATCCTCCTGGTTGGAGGAGATTGAAGGTTGACGTGGCCAAGCGTGATCTGACTCTGCTGGGAGCATTGTTTGTTACGCAGAAAATCACGCTAGACGAGGCCACTGCGCTTGCCGAGTATCTTCAGCACGTTGACGTCCAGTACAAGAATCACCCCGAGACGTTGGAAGTTGCCATTGATATGGCGCTCGGATTCTTTCGGGACGATCCAGACACCGAAGCCGCCAAGACGGCTGACAGCGTGCAAGCTGAGCATGACGAGGAAGCGTGTCCCGACTGCGGTGGGGAAATGATGGATTCCGTCGACATGGAACAGGCTGTCGATCTTTGGCTAGCCGTTCGCATGGTAGCCGACAAGTACGCGTTTGACCGTGAGGTTTCAGATCACGGCGAGCAAGAGGAATGCTGAACTGGTGTCGAGCGTGGCTATTGCTTGCCCGGTCTGCAATGCGGCGACCCAAGACCATTGTGAGTACCACGGATGTCACTGGCTCAGATGCACCGGTTGCCGACGATACGGAGATCCAACCAAGGTCGGACGATGGGTTAAACATGGCTGACGATGTCTTGATTGCGAGAAAGCGCGCCGCAGCCGAGGACGCCATACAGGATCTGATGAGATCCATGTACGGAACCCTTGTGACTGTTGACTGGCTGGTTTTGGCTGACAACGTGGTGAGCGTTGAAGACGAAGACACCCACGTCCTGCACCCAGCGTACTCCGCTGGCATGAGTTCGTGGAAAGCCAGCGGCATGGTTCTGACCGGCGTCAAATATTACACAGGTGGGATGTAGTGCCAATTCCGTGTGAATACTGCGGCGCTGAGTTCGTACCAAAGAATTCGCGCAATAGATATTGCGCTGAGAGATGTCAGATTAAGGCTCGTCAGATTCGACAGCGAGAACGTTACGCCACTGACAGGGAATATCGTCAGATAATAATCGCTCGTGCCGATGAAAGGGTTCGGCGATTGATCCGGGAAGGTGATCCCGTTTTTCGGGAGCAAAGGGCGACGTGGCAACGGCTTGCATATCAAACGAACCCATCCAGACGCCAGTCCCGCCTAGAAGCTAATAAGTCTCGTAAGCGTGGGTTAGATCCCGCAGACAAGGACACGCTGGATTACATTGAGATCGTCAGGGGAGACCCCTGCTCTTACTGCGGCGGTGATGGTGGTTCGATGGATCATATTGACCCCGTGAATTCGGGTGGAGATCACCACTGGTCGAATATGACTGGCGCATGTCAGTCGTGCAACTCCAGCAAACGCGAAAGAGAAGATCTGCTTGTGTGGATGTTTGAACGCAAACAGATGGCTACGAACTGAAGACAATAACCGCTCCAAAATAAAGGGAGAGCAAAATATGAGCACCATCAAGGTTGCCCCTGGCAGCAAGATCCGCGTGAAGAGTTCGGGAGTTCTCGGCACCGTCATTGACTTGACGCCGCAGAAGACTCCCGGCAAGCGCGGTCGCCCGCCGACGATTGCGTCAGTGGTCCACGACGATGCCAGCGAAGCGACGTACGGAGTGCGCGAACTTCAGCTGGTTTGACGAGCGGGGCGGTCGGGGTGCTTGGATAGCGGACCCGACCGCCGCACTCGATTTACGCAGCTACTTGCTGCAGTGTCGTTGCCGATTGCCACTGGCCACGCTCCACATTTTTGGCGTGCGAAGTCCGCTTGAGGGCAGATAGCGTACTCTGGATGTTGGCCCTTGCGTCGTGACGCCCATGCTTGGCCATCTCGGCAGCGATGTCGTCAACGGTCACCGGTCCTGGTGCGTTGTCGAGAATCGTCTTGATCATCTGAGTCCGTGAGCCGTGAATCTGCGTGACTCGTGGCTGACGGGCATTGCTCAGGATCACGCCACTGATGGCATCCCTGGCGGCTACGAGGCCGTCAAGTTCCTTCCGTGTTGCGTTGATCGACCGATCCAACTGGCGAAGTATCGTCGTTGGAGAAGTCTTTGTGGGCTTTGCCATTGCTTACCTTTCTCAGACGGGCGTTTCCCATCTGGACTGAACATTTTACCTGCTCTGTCAATGGGTCAACCAAAAACGCAGGATTATTGTTCCCTGGTTGAAACTACAACGATGTCGTTAGGCACTAGGAATGGCACGACACGGACCCGATAAGGACATATGTGGCGCCCAGCGTGCCAACCAGCCGGAGGGTGTCGTTTGCCAGAACGTCGCAGGTGAACGTACTGATCACCTCGGAATCGGCAGGTGCTACCGTCATGGTGGATCTACCGAATCGCACAACAAGGCGGCGCGGGTGGAAATCTTAGACCGTGATGCCCGCAAGTTGTTGGCGATAGAAGGCTTTGAGCCGATCGTTGATCCGTTCACCGAACTGTCTGAGCTGGCTGGTGAGGTCAAGAAGCTCAAGAATGTGTTGCGGGACAAGGTCGAGGAACTGACCAACCTGAAGGACGTTGGTGGCAAGAACGTCGCCACTCAGATCGACGTGCTGTTTCAAGCGTACGAACGGTCGATTGATCGCTGCGAGCGCATCCTGATGGGTATGGCGAGACTGGATCTTGAGGACCGCATCGCTCGGCTGCATGCCCGCATTGACTCAGACACCGCCGACCAGATCGTTAGCGCCATGACCGCATCGCTTGAAGGCGTGGACATTTCCGACGCTGTTCGTGAGGCGATTATCCTTGACTTTGGAACCCGACTTTCAGGTGGTCAGCAACCTGGTCGCCAGCAAGCTGTCGGCGCAATCGGTTAGAACTGACGACTACGCCACTCCTGGTGAACTTGCACTTGCGCTAGATCCGACCACGGTTCAGACTCCGGCGCTTGACATCATCGACGGCGCATTAGTCGACGTCGAGAAGGCGCTAGACGCCACACTGAAACGCCAACGCCTGTTTGCCAAGTATCGCAACGCTGGCATGAACGAGTTTGAGGCCCGCGATTCCGCTGAGGCCGAAGTTCCGACGATTGGCACTGATCGCATGATCGTGTCGATGCCTCCGCAGGAGGGCAAGTCCGAGCGGTGCTCGCACTATGGCGTGCTGTGGATGCTGCGGCGTCATCCCGAGATGCGCTGCGCGATCGTTTCCTACGAAGAACGCATTGCACAGAACATGTCGTCAAAGCTCCGTAACGATCTGCTGACGTTCGATGGCGCCGAGGGCAACATCGACCTCGGCATTGAGCTACGACGTGGCAACCGTGCCGTTGGATCGTGGTCGCTTGAAGGCGAGCGCGGTTCGATTTACGCCATTGGTATCGGTGGCGCCCTGACGGGAAGGCCAGTTGATTTATTGGTCGTGGACGACCCCGTCAAAGACTACAAAGCTGCCGACAGCTCACTGCAATCCGACCAAGCGTGGATGTGGTGGATGTCGGTCGCTCGTGCGCGGTTGGCACCTGGCGCGCCGGTCATCGTGATCCTGACTCGTTGGCATGAAGCCGACATGGCCGGACGGTTGATCCAGAAGCAGCGCGAAGACGAGGCGTCAGAGCAGCAGTACTTCGACCGTTGGCGCGTTATTAACATCTCAGCTCAGGCCGAGTTTGACCCAGCGACACAGACCGATCCGCTTGGCCGACAGCCCGGCGAGTTCATGGACTCGGCTCGTGGTCGCACACGGGCGCAGTGGGAAGCGACCAAGGCATCACAGATCCCGCGCGTGTGGTCGGCGTTGTACCAGGGCAAGCCGTCGCCTGACAGTGGGGACGTGTTCCACCGTAACTGGTGGATGCGATTCGGTACGCCGATCTGGAACCAGAATCCCGACGAGACGTTTACTGCGCATGATTGCACTGAGATCATACAGAGCTGGGATCTTGCTTTCAAAGATAACAACACGTCTGACTACGTTGTCGGCCAGGTCTGGGCGCGACGCGGTGCGAACACCTACCTGCTCGATCAGGTGCATGCACGACTGAGCTTTACCGATACCGTCGCCGCGATTCGTCGCATGTCTGAGCGTTGGCCGCAAGCAATCGTCAAGCTGATTGAGGACAAGGCGAACGGTCCAGCGGTGATCAATGCGCTACGATCTGAGGTCGGCGGCATCATTCCCGTTCAGGTCAAGGATTCTAAGAGCGCGCGTGCTGCTGCTGTGTCGCCATTCATTGAGTCCAACAACGTGTTCCTGCCGTCAACAGAGATAGCGCTGTATGACGTGGAAGCGTTTATCGAGGAAACGACTCAGTTCCCGAACGCTGCGCACGACGACCAAGTCGACGCCATGACGCAGGCGCTCAATCGGTTTTACTTGCAAGGTTCCGGAGCGAAGGATTGGCTTGAGTCGCTTGCGCCGACCCATGACTGTGGCCAGCCGAACAGTAAGGGATCGACGCGCTGTAGTAAGTGCGGCGAGGAACTGAAGCCTGACGAGACGGTTGATGCTGAGCCTGAAGAGTTCTCGCTGACTAGCGGTATAAATGACCCGACCAAACCTAAGCCACCCGACGAACTGACTGGCTTCAACAAAACCGTGTCGGACGCCATCGCACAATACGGCCCGTCCGGTTCTGGCGGTTTCGATCCTTTCGCACGCAAGTCATGGCAACGATAAAGGAGATTCAGCGGTGACCGAGATGACGTTTGGTGCCGAAAACTGCAAAGGCGCTACGAGCGATCTGACCGGCAATCACTACACGGCAGACAGACGCGGCATGATTAACGTGACAGATTCGCGTGACGTGGCGTTCTTCAAGCGAAACGGCTTCAGCGTCGCTGGCGGCATGCCGCGCATGAGTAAGTTCTGGGTCTGCGATGACTGCTCGTGGGAAGCCACCGTCAACCACTGCCGCTACTGCGACTCGGAGAACTTGCGTAAAGTCGAAGCGTGACACATGAGTACGCTCGTTATCGGCGGCACAGGTTACATCGGTAGCGCCTTAGTCCACCATCTGCTAGTCACTGACCATTACGCGAAGGTCATTGATATCGGCATTCGTGGTAACCCTGGCAACATTCGCAGTCAGGCGATTGACTACGCCGATATGTCACAAGGTCTGATCCAGGCTTACGACGACATCATCCTGCTGGCGGCACACTCGTCGGTCCAATCCGCTACCGCCGATCCCGTCAGAGCGTTTCGCAACAACGTGGTGGCGTTTGAACGGTTGTTGCGCCATATGCGGCCAAGCCAACGGTTGATCTACGCTAGTAGCTCTAGCATCTACTCCGGCGTTGGCGCAACGGCTGCGAGCGAAGACCTGAACGTCGGATCGAACTGGTATGACGCCAGCAAGCTGATGGACGACATGATCGCCAGTCTGTCCGGCAAGCGCACGTACGGATTACGGTTTGGCACCGTTTGCGGCGTGTCGCCGAATCAACGCCTGGACATTATGTTGCCGAAGATGGTTGATACTGCCATCAACGACGGATATGTGCGAATCGCCAACCCCAAAATTCAACGTCCGATCCTCGGACTCAACGACCTCTGTCGGTCCATTACTGCGATCCTCGATGGTGACGGCGAGCCTGGCATCTACAACCTCGCATCATTCAACGACCGCGTCGACCACCTTGGCGCAGTTGTTGCAGCCGCACTTGACGTGCCGCTCATTCTGGGCGAACCATCGCCTTGTTACGATTTCACTATTTCTTCAGCCAAGTTTGAGAACGAGTACAACTTCACGTTCTCTGAGACAGCCGAGTCGATAACGGAATCGTTGGTGAGTGCGTATGGTGGAGACCGAACAGTGCAAGCCGATGCGGCACTGTCTGGCGTGCGGTAGCGGACGGCTTGTCACGTATTGCGATTTGGGCGAGCAGCCGCTTGCTAATTCGTATCATGACGGCACTGTTGATCTGCCGGAGTTCCCGCTTGCGATCAACGTCTGTGAGGTGTGTTGGCATAGTCAGCTCACGCATTCGGTTGCGCCGGAGCTACTGTTCAAGGATTACGCATACGTCAGCGGCACGACTGCAACGCTGTCAGATTACTTCGACGGCTTCGTTCAGAAAGTCATTGACGAGTTCCCGTATCGTTGCTTGTCTGTCATGGATATAGCGGGGAACGACGGCAGTCTGCTGAGCAAGTTCGGAGCGAAGGGGCATGACGTTCTCAATGTTGACCCGGCCGCGAATCTAACGGCGATCTCTGAAGCGAACGGCGTGACAACGCTGTGCGAATTCTGGACGGTTGACACGCCGAACATCATCGGCAAGAAGTACGATGCGCTGATTGCGATGAACGTTCTCGGGCACGTCAGTAACCCTCACGGATTTCTAATCGGCTGCCGAAATGCGCTGGCTGATGGTGGGCGTCTGTGGGTGCAGACGAGTCAGTGTCGATGGTTACAAAACGGCGAGTTTGATTGTGCATATATGGAACACGCGTCGTATTTTTCGGCGCTGTCGTTTCTGACGCTGGCTGCCAGATCGGGACTTACTGTTCTGTCGGTTGACATTCCTACGATCCATGGGAGCAGCTACCTGTGGAAGCTCGGCCTCGATGGCAATCCCGATCCAAGCGTTGACGCACTCTTGGACTACGAGAACGACTGCGGATTGTATGAGTCCGACACTTACGTTCACTTTGGTGCTAAAGCCGCAGCAACCGCAACGTGGTTGTATCAGGTAGTCGATGAGTACCGTGACGCTGGTTATTCGTGTGTTGGGTATGGGGCGGCGGCTAAGGCCATGACCATGCTGAACTTCAGCCAGGTTAACCTTGACTGGATCGTGGACGACAATCCTATGAAGCAGGGATCGTTCACCCCTGGCGGCAATACTCCGATCGTGGGTGTTGATTTTCTGGAGCGTATCAAGACTCCGCTGTGCATCGTGATCACGGCATGGAACTTCAGTCGGGAAATCGTGCAGCGGATTCGTGCGGTGCGTCAGAATGACGATGACGTTTTCGTGCGATATTTTCCTAATAGAGAGATATGGCAGTAACGCTCATCACCCACTGGTGGAACGAGCAGCTCCTCACACCGTTCTTTATCAGGCACCATCTGCCGCTAGTGGACCATGCGATCGTCATTGACTACGCATCCACAGATCGCAGCATGGATATCGTTCGTGAGCTTGCGCCGGATTGGGAGATCCGCCAGTCACGCAATTCATGTTTCCGGGCGTCCGACTGCGACCAAGAGGTCATGGACATAGAGCGTGGCGTGTCGGGTTGGAAGATCGCACTAAACGCAACCGAGTTTGTCTGTGGTGACGCGCGCCAAGCGTGCGACACGCTAGACGCCCAGGGCTACGCCGCTGCCGTCGTTCGTGGCGTCGCCATGGTGGACATGCAAGAGCGTGTCAACCTTGACCACGATGCCGAGCTGACCGACCAGTGTTGGTACGGCTACACGGATGGACCGAGTATCGGTTATAAGAGTCGGTTACTCCATCGTCACGCTGACGGCAACTACGCCACTGGGCGTCACGAGACTTACCACAACGATGTGAAAGTCTACGCCGATGGGCTGCTGTGCAAGTGGTTTGGGTTTGCTCCGTGGTGCCAGCCATTGAGAGATCGCAAGCTCGCAATCCAACAGCAGATTCCGAACGACGATCGGATTGCTGGGCGTGGCTTTCAGCACCTGATTGACGAAGCGCAGTTGAACAACATGTGGTCGCAAGAGAAAGCCTTTGCTGGCGACCTCCGCAACAACCCAGACTTCTTCTGACCGCTCACAAAAAGGGAGCAGCGTGTCAACCATACTCCTGACCGGAGCGCGCGGGATGTTGGGTAGCGCCGTAGTGCCGTACTTGCAGAAATGCGGCCACGATGTCATCCCAACCGACATCACAGAACTAGATGTGCGTGATTGTGCAGACGTTGCTAGCGGATTCAACGCTGCCCGTCCAGAGATCGTCCTGCACCTCGCAGCGGAAACGTCGCTGGAGAAGTGCGAGGAAGATCCTGACCACGCTTGGTTGACCAACGCTATCGGGACGAAGAACGTGGCGCTGGAGTGTCGGCGCCGTGGTGTGCCGATGGGATACATCTCGTCGGCCGGAATCTTCGACGGCGAGAGCGACGAACCGTACACGGAATTTGATACCCCATCACCGATCAACGTCTACGGTGCCAGCAAACTGCAAGGCGAGCACTACGTTCGGCAATGGGTCGATCAGCACATAATCATGAGGGCCGGATGGATGATGGGCGGCGGTCCACATCTCGACCACAAGTTCGTGCACCACGTACTAACCCAGATCAACGAAGGCTGCGACACGATCGTGGCCGTCATTGACAAGGTGGGCAGCCCCACCTATGCGCCCGACTTCGCCGCCGTCATTGAACGACTGATCACGTCAGACGATTACGGCACTTACCATACGGTCAGCGAAGGCCAATGCACCCGCTATGACGTGGCACGCGCAATCCTTGAGATCCTTGGCCGTGACGATATTGCGCTGAAGCCTGCGAGTAGTCAGTTCTTTGCGACAACCTTCCATGCGCCGCGTCCTCCGAGTGAGGCGATGCGGAACTATGTGTTGGAACTCACGGGGCAAAATTCTATGCGGCCGTGGCGGGACGCATTGGAAGAGTACCTGAAGGACTGGGCGTGAGAACCGCTTCGGTGGTCGTGCCCATCTGGGGCGACCCGGCGCTCACCGATCAATGCCTGACCGAACTGACACGCACGTCTCCAGAAGCCCGCGTGATTGTCGTGGATAACACGAACTCATACGTTGTGCCCGATGGTGCGCGTTGTGATCTGTTCCCGCAGTCAGTGAATATTGGGTGCGCTCCAGCCAAGGCGCTTGGTGCGTCACATGCCGATACTGACATTGTGATCTTCATGGACTGCGACGCCTACCCGCATGACGGATGGCTGTCGCCGCTGCTAGACGTGTTTGATGACGAGACCGTTGGCATGGCTGGCCCTCGCATCCTGAACCGTGACGGTAGCATCCAAACCGCTTGCATCCGTACGTGGCATGGCATCGGTCACGCGGGCGGCGAGAACCGCAGCGATGAACACTTAGCGAACACCGAAGAACTCGGCGCTACGGGCGCGGCGATGGCAGTGCGGCGAACTGCGCTATTGCAATGTCCCATTGATATTGCTTTTCAGCGAACTTACGATGACGTGGATTTGTCACTTCAGTTCCTTGAGGCTGGCTGGAAGATCGCCTACGTACCACAGAGCAACGTGACGCATGGCTCGGTTAGCACCGGACCCGAGCGTTGGGAAAACGTTCATGGCTACATCGCCCTGATGAACCAGAAATGGGGATCGCGGTGAGCACCTACTGCTTCACCATCAGAGTAGATGGCCGTCGTCAGCACATTGAAGAGACAATGGCATCCGTTGAACGCTTCATTCGTGACAACGTCAAGTTTGATGCTGGTTACATCATTGACGACAGCGGTGACCCCGAGTTCCAGTCCTGGCTCCGCGAGACATTCCCATGGTTGACGCTCGTGGCACACCCCGAACGCAGCGGTCTCGGCGGGTGTTTCCAGTCGATGCTGGAAACGTTCGTCGCCAGTGGTTGCGATTACGTGTTTGCGGTTGAGGACGACACGCCCCTGATCGGTGAGATTGACCTGGCAGACATGGCCGCAGTGTTGCAGTCGAGATCCAACCTGGCACAGCTCATGCTGATGCGGCCGCCGTTCAACACTGAAGAGATCGCAGCTGGTGGCGTGTACGCCATGTCGCCGGATGACTATATCGAACGCACGGACGACGTTCATACGTGGGTAGAGCATGAGCGCCACTTTGGCTTCCAGCCATTTCTGGCTACCCGCGATGTCGCACAGTACGTTCTCGACAGCGCCACAAACTTCCTAGAGCTAGGCGTCACCGAGCCACTTAAGGCCGCAGCGTTTACGTTCGGCTACTGGGGTGGTCTGAACGATCCGCCGCTGTGCTCACACGCTGGACTGGTCCGTAGCAGCGGGTATCGCTGGTGACGGTATCCATTATCGGTGCGGGCAACCATTCGATTGACATCCAAGAGATTTGGCATCGTGCACGTGGCGATAAAACGCTCACCGTCTATGATGACGACTCGCCGGAATATCCCAAGCCGCCAAAAGATCTCACTGGACGAATTCTCATCGGCGTTAACGACCCGCACCTCCGGCGTAAGATCGCCAACAAATGGAGTCATTTAAAGGCCGCAGCGCCACTGATTGACCCATCCGCTGTCCTTGGCGGCGATATTGCTATTGACCGTGGGTCTGTGGTAGCACCATTGGCCTCCCTGCTTGCGTCTGTGGCATTAGAATCTCATGTTCACATCAACACCCTAGTTAGTATTACGAGGGCTGAGATCGGCGCCTACAGCACGGTGTCTCCTGGAGCCACGATCTGTGGGAACGTAACGATCGGCACCGAGTGCTACATCGGGGCGAACGCAACGATCTGTGAGCGGGTCCGCATTGCCAATAACGTCATTATCGGCGCGGGTGCTGTAGTGACTCCATACTCGGTTGTGCCGGAAGGTACGGTCGTGAAGGGCGTCTGGGGTCACAGTGGACCGCGCTGAGTACATCACCACCGGCGCAAACTCCGTCGCTGGTTGGTTTCAGCCGAGAGACAGGGTTCTCTTTGACGTTATCGACGCCAAACAGCGTGAACTCGGCATAACCGGCGACCTGCTAGAGATCGGCTGCTATCAAGGTTGTAGCGCCATCCTGCTCGGCTACATGCGCCAGCCGAATGAGCGTCTGATCATCTGCGACATTTTTGACGGCATGACTGAGTCCGACGAGGACTTGGCTGAACGGGCGCGGTACTACACACCAAACTTTGGTCGTCAAATGTTTGAAGACAACTGGCGCCGCTTTCATGCTGAACTGCCCGAAATCGTTCACGGTCCGTCCTGGACTTTGAATGCTTGCGGTCTGGAGCGTACGTTTCGGTACATCCACATCGATGGGTCGCATAATTATGATCAGGTTCGTGGCGATCTAAACATCGCTAAGAATCTTCTGATGCCTGGTGGCGTCGTGGTCTTTGATGACCTGTTGTCGCCACACACGCCAGGCGTTACTGCGGCGGTCTGGGAAGCTGTGGCCAATGATGGTCTGATCCCACAGATTCAAACTGTGAAGATGTACGGCACGTGGGAAAACCCAATTGACATCCCGACACCTGGTGCCACTGGGCACATGGTGCGTGGTCACAGAATGGTCAACGTCGAGTAATGCGACAGGTCAGCCGTGATGGTATTCGATGGCAAGTCAGCGAACCGGCCAAAAACTCTGAGTGGTCATTCTGGAACGAGTTTGAAGCTGCCATCTGGGAGCAAGAAACGTTGGATGTTGTTGACCGTTTTGTCACTGACGGCAGTACATTTATCGACGTTGGGTGCTGGGCCGCACCGATCGCCATGTGGGCAGCATCCCGACATGACTGCAACGTCATCGCCATTGAACCCGATCCCGTTGCGTTAGATTATGCGAACCTCAACGTACTCGCCAACGGCATGTACGACCGCATAACCATCGTGGACGGTGCAATCGCTGGTCATACCGGTACGACGCACATTGCGCCACATGAGTTCGGTTGGGGCAGCACGATGACCCAGCTGGCGGCGGAGGGTCGAGAGATCACCTGCTGGAAGTTGCCAGACCTGTTGCACGGCATGGGCGTTGACCTAGACACGATCAGTCTAGTCAAGGTTGACGTGGAGGGCGCGGAAGCGTTGTTCTTAGAAGAACTCGCACCGTTCCTGGCGTCTCACGAGATCCCGCTATTCGTCAGCATGCACGAACCGTGGTGGCCGCAGCCGGTGTTGCGCGAGTGGTTGGATTGTTATTCGGAAGTGCAGGGTAACTTTGGATGGTTCAATTCCTTAACCTGCTTGCCGTAGTTCATTCCCATTCCATTGCCACTGACAGGAAAACCTAATCCAATTCCTGTCTTATCAATGAGAGTCTGGTCCAAATGTTCCATCAACCAAAGCATACCATGAGCACAGAGGCGCGCCAAGAAGCCATGTTCGGAGCTTTCGATGGCATCGTGTCCATCATCGGCTTTATCTTCGGACTGCTGGTGCATAAGTCACCAGAGTCGGCAATCGCAATCGGCGGTCTTGGCGGCGCTGTCGCTGCTGGCGTGTCGATGGGCTTTGGTGAATACGAAAAACACGATGGCAACTGGCGTTCCAGCCTGCCCGTGGCGTTGGTCATGTTCGCAGCGTCACTCGGCGGCAGCCTGATTGCGGTCTGGCCGTTCTTCGTGTTCGGTACAACCGTGGCGTTGATCGTATCGCTAATCGGATGTCTGGCCGTGGCAACCTGGATCGGCTGGCAGAAGCGTAAGGGCTGGCGAGGTTATGCCACCGCGTTCGCCACGTTCCTGACCGCTGCTGGCATTACGTTGCTCGTGGTCTCACTGATTCCGGCGTCGGCATGAGCGGCGCGAGCGTCGAGGGACACACGCAAACGCGCACGCTGACCGAATCGGTTTGGTACCCAGCACACGATCCGCGCAAAGCGTCTGCTGAGTACAAGCGTGTTCATCATCACCTCGTTTACGAGCTGGATGAGGCGTGCTGGATTTGCGGTGTGCGTCAATCGGGTTTACCCGAAGGCGAGCACATGGAGACCCATCACTGGCGCATTGAGTGGGCGCTCGTCAATAGGATTGATCCGGCGAAAATCCTGGCCGACTTTCCTGTGATGAAAGAGGCCACAGACCCTGCGTTACGAGAATTTCTCGACAGTGAGGGCAACATGCTCGTGCTGTGTTCTGACCATCATAGACATGGACTCATCGGCATCCACTCAATTACTTATCCTGCTTGGGTCGCGCAGAGGTGGCTGAAGAACGGACACGACATATCGGAGCAATAATGCCAACGGCGTACTGGTGGAGAGGTGGCGGCGTACTCGGATACGTCCCCAACCTTGGCGATCTCCTAACGCCCCTACTGCTTCAGCGTTTCGCAGGACTTGACGTTACGTGGTCATCCGCCGCAGATGCTGACATAGTGTGCTGTGGCTCGGTGCTGGACGCGCTGCCACGTTCTGGCTGGACCGGCATCATCGCCGGATCAGGCCAGCTACAAGAGTCCACGATCACAGACTTGACCGACGCAACCGTTCTCGGTGTGCGCGGCCCGCTGACGCTCAACCGCATCAAGTCAACCGGTACGCCGGTTATTGGCGACCCCGGACTATTGGCTCCGATGCTCCATCCGTCGTGCAATCAAAAGCATGAGGTTGGCATCGTCGCTCACTGGTCAGACTTTCTCTTGGCTCCGAAGGAGCTAGCGAAAGCGGAGAAGTACGGCTACCGGGCCACGGTCATCGACATTGGCGGCGATCCCCGCGAGGTCATCAACGCCATCGGCTCGTGCCGCAAGATCGTGTCGTCGGCGTTGCACGGGATAATCGTCGCAGACGCGTTCGGTATTCCACGACGTGCGGAAGTTTTTCCCGCCATGCGGTCGAATCCGAACGAAGGCGCGTTCTTTAAATGGGACGACTGGGCTAGCTCCATCGGTCAGCCCATCACGTTCGGCAAACTGCAAGCCGCACCGACCGATCGTATCAAGTCTATGCAGCACGATCTTCTCGCCATGTTTCAACAAGTGAAAGAACACTATGCCCCTGCGCAGTCGCGGTAAGCACCGTCGTCGCGAACACCTTATTTCGCTCCTCGTTCCATTGGGTGGCGATGATCCTGCGCGCAGACGGAATTGGGAGTGGCTGAAGGCCCACTGGGAATGCGTGCTACCAGATGTCGAGATCGTGCTGGGTCGGGACCGGGGCAGCGAGCGTCGCTGGTGCCGCAAGCGTCGCCCGTTCTCCAAGGCTGCAGCGGTCAATAATGCGTTCAAGAAGTCGAAGGGCGACATTATCGTCATCCTCGACGCGGACGCTCTGCTGCCCGCTGAAACGATTGAGTTCTGTGCGGCCAGGTTGCGTCGGGATCGTCATGCTGGCGTGCGTTCGTGGTTTGTCCCGTACGAGCATCTCTATAGATTGCGCCGTCCCACAACGGAGCGCTTGCTTGAATCCGATCCATGTCATCCGTTGTGGATTCCATCGCCGCCACCGGCGTGGGATATCGACAGCAAGGACGGCTCTGGGCCTATCAACATCTATGGGGCGATGTGTCAGGTCATGCCGCGTGAGGCGTTTGAAGCCATCGGCGGCATGGACGAGCAGTTCGTCGGATGGGGCGGCGAAGACGTTTCCACTTTCTACGCCCTCTGCACGCTGTGGGGTCCGGTGCAGTACACCGATAATGACATCCTCCACCTGTGGCATCCGTCCGTTATCAGCAGCCAGGTTGGCGCTTCATGGCAAGTGAAGATGTGGAACGGACAGACGCAGCCAGGCGTGAACAACGAGCTGGGCGGACGATACGCGCGGGCCAACGGCAACCCAGTTGCGATGCAAGCGCTGGTTGACGAGGGGCGGAAGCGATGACTGAGCAATCTGTTATTGACCGCATCAAGGCCGATGTTGCCGCAATCCGTGACGACCTATCTGCCGCCAACCTCGCTGGCGATCTGTCAAGGACGCGAGCGTTAGTCAACTCGGCGCTTCGCAAGGTCGAGGGCGTTATCGGCCACCTGGCGACCGTTGTGTCCGACGAGGTTGAGGCGGTTCTGCCGGACGTTGATGAGCGCGATGAGTCCGTTGAGGACGAGAAAGATGTCGTCACTCCGCTAGCAACTCAGTAACGCAACACAAACACGTTCCAACAAAAAGGGGCAGCGTGGAAATCGGCTTTTTTAGTACGGACTTTTCCACGGAACCCGTGGTTGATGAGTACCAGTCACAGATTCAGCAGAAGCAAGTATTCGTGCCTGGACAACAGCGCATGTCGTTCGGGGGGACTTTCCTGCAACGTGGCGCAATGCCAGCGATGGAACTGAACAAGCACGGCTATGACAATCACTTGTCGTGGCGGTTTGAGGTTGCGCCGGATGGACATATTCGTACGCTTGACATGGAAGGCAACTGGCACGATCCAGACTGTTGGCTGAGTCAAAGGTGGATGCATCGCGATGGCGTCGAACAAGTGCGGCGCGCTCGTGCGGCGGGTCAAGTGGTCGGGGCGGATTTGGATGATGCCTTTCACGCTCTTCCGAAAAGTAACGTGGCGCACGCGACCACTGATCCAAAAAATAATATTGACTTTAACAGAGACCATTATTGGAACATGCTCGCTGAGTGTGATTTTGTAACCGTTTCAACTGAACCTCTCAAACGGGAGATGGAGAGACTGGGTGTTCCCGCTTTTGTGGTGCGGAACGCAATTCAGTTGGAGCGCTGGCCGCAGAACGATCCGGGTGTGGGCTACATTAGTTGGATCGGTGGTCTGCAATGGCGGGCTGCTGACATCCCAGTCCTTCGCAGCATTGGCTTGCCGCAGTTCCTTGAGGATTACGGATTGCCGTTTTATCACGGCGGCGACAGCCAAGTGCCGGGAGTGAAAAAGGTTTGGGACGTCGCTGGAATTGATGCAACAAAGGTTCAGGTTGCAGCTGCGCCGCTGACTCACATCGCGCAGTATCCAAACCTATGGGGTCCAGTCGCAGTAATGCTTATCCCGTTAGAGCGGTGTCGTTTTAACGAAGCGAAGTCATACCTGAAGGCGCTGGAAGCCTGTTGTGCTGGAGTTCCCTACATCGTGTCCGCAGGTTTTCCTGAACACCAAATCTTGATTGATGAAGGAAGCGCCGGGCGCGTTGCTCGCAATGACAAGCCGTCTTCGTGGATTGGTCACCTGGAAGAGTTGCTTGATCCTGATGTGCGACGCGCTGAAGGCAAGATTAATCGCACCATCGCAGAACGCCACGACATCACCGAGAGGTGGATCGACTGGCATGAGGTATACTCTCAGTTTATGAGTGTGCCGGGCGCAGCAGGAACTGCCCCGGCACCGGCCGAAACCTTAGAGGAGGTTCCGACAGGTGGATGATACCATCGAGTTGACAGAATTGCAATGCACAAAATGCAAGCAGACGCGTCCGATTGATCAGTTCAATCGCGACTCAAGCCGCAAGACTGGTTATCGTGCTTGGTGCAAGGTATGCCAGCATGAGTGGAAGACTGGCTATTACGAAGCCAATCAGGACAACCTGCGAGCGTACACGAAACAATGGGCGTTAGATAATCCAGAACGCAAGAGGGATGCTGACACACGGTATCGCGAGGAAAACCGCGACGCCATCAATGCATACTTTCGGGAGCGCTATCAAGAGTTCCGTCAGGAACTACTTGATCAGCAGTGGGTTTACCATCTGCGGCGAGCGTACAAGCTCACGCCAGAACGATACCTAGAGATTCTGATATCTCAGGACTATGGTTGTGCGATTTGTGGGAAGCCACCGACACAACAGGGTCGTGGCAAACATCTCCACGTTGACCACGATCACGATTGTTGTGACGAGACACCGACGTGCGGCAAGTGCGTTCGTGGGTTGTTGTGCTTTCAGTGCAACGTTGGTCTCGGTAAGTTCGGTGATGAGGGAATGCTGCTTGTGGCTGCTGCATACTATTTGGAGTCGCACAAGTGACCATGTCTGACGAGGAAATCATGGAAGCCTTTGAGGCCGATATGAAGTTCCGAGCATTGCTCCCAAACACAATCGCAGTGAGGCGCAGGTATCTTCGCAAGTATTCGCGTGAGGTTGGCTTCGGAGCGGCTACTGAGCAGAAGGTCATTCAGTGGCTTGGTCGTGACATTACGCCGAAGACGCGCAGTATGTGGCTAAGCACGCTGAACTCGCTGTACACGTTTTGCGAAACGGGCGACAACGGCGACCCCGTTTTCCCTCGGCTTGAGACGAACGACGGCAAGCAGGGTGATCATTTCAACCCGGTGCGCGGCATCAAAAAGCCACGCATGCACGGAGGTCGTCCACGACCAATGTCCGACGACGACATTAACCTAGCAATCGCTAACGCTGATCCAGTCAAGAAGTGCTGGTTCCTGCTAGGCGCATATTGCGGGTGTCGCTGTCAAGAAATAGCGTTCATTGAGCGCGCGGACATTGACGAGGACAATGGCACGCTTCTGATTACACATGGCAAAGGTGATAAATCTCGCTATGTGCCATTGCACCCCGATGTGCTCGTCGCGCTCAATGAGCTGCCGATGCCAGCAAGCGGTCGGTTGTGGAACGAAACGGCAGCAAGCATTTCCAGAAAAGGAAACCGCTTTTTGCATAGTCTCGGGATCAAGTCCACAATGCACACTTTTCGACACTGGGCTGGCACACACTTTTACAGAGCGTCACGAGATTTGATCGCCACACAAAACCTCATGGGTCACAGTGATCCTAGCACGACGGCTGGGTATGCCGCAGCCGATATGTCGAAGTCTTCGGCTATCGTTAACGCGCTCAACATTGACCCGGCGAAGTTTCGTGAAAGTGTTGCACGACTTGACGAGAAGCGCGCAGAGTGACAATCGGCGTCACGATTTGCTCATTCAACCGCCCCGAGTACGCAGAAAAATGCGTCAAGTCCGTCCGCAAGCACCTGACCGACGTAGTTGACCACATTGTATTCGTCAACGACGGATCAGACGAAAAGCATCGTGGCTCCTACCGTCGAGTCCAGAAAGCCGTCCAGTCAATGGATGGCACGTATATCGGTATGGATCACAACGGTGGCGTCGCCGCCGCCAAGAACATCGGACTCCAGTTCCTGCTTGACCGCGGCTGCGACTACCTGTTCACGCTGGAGGACGACATAATCATCCAGTCACCGAAGGCCGTGACGGAGTACGTTCGTATTGCCAAGACCGGCATTACCGGACTGAGTTTCGCTCACCACGGCGAGGCCAATTACGGCGGACCCGTCGATGCTGACGGTGACGTGGAGTATTACTTCCACTCCATTGGCGCATGGTGCCTGTTCACTCGCCAACAACTGCTGAACGATGGCATGCTTGACGAAAATCTCCACAACGCCTGGGAACACGTGGAGCAAACGCTCCGCATCGGTACTGAACCATACCGCTACCCCGACGTTGCTGGTTCTGCCGAATGGCTGAAAGAACTGCCGGGCAGCATTGAGAAATCGTCAATCCGGCCGCGTCCCGACTGGCAGCAGAACATTCGCGACGGTCTGCGTTATTGGTCCGAGAACAAGCCCGACACGTTCAAGTCGTTGTTTGGCGACAACTGCCCGCTGCAACAGTACGCCAATTCTATCCTTGGCTAGCACACCCGGAGGGGACTGACGTATGGCCGTTCCTATTCTGGGCGCACGTAAAGCTCGCAAGCAAGCTGCCGTCGATGCAGCAGTGGCTGAAGGTGTCCACAAGGCCATGATGCCCGCGTTGGCACAGGCTGCGCTGAATTCGCAGATGTCGTCAGGTGCAACGTACAACCCGTCATCACCGTTCAATCAGGTAGGACCGGGGCAGGGTTTTGTTCCGTTGCCGCGTCCAGACGGACTGTTTGATTCAGGATTTGGTCCGGGCTACCCGCTCTTTCCTGATGCGATTGATCCGCTAGGTGAAAACGGACGCACGATCCCTCGTCGTGCGCAGTACCTGATTTCGGCAAATATCCAAATTGTCGATCGGCGCATTCCATGGTCCGTGCTGCGTGGACTAGCAGATGATGTTGACGTTTTGTCTCGCTGTCTGCAAATAGTTCAGGATGCTTTGGTTGGACTGAATTGGTCATGGGGATTCTCTCAGGGAATCATCAACCAGATCATGACGGAGCAGGACATCACCAACAGCTCCAAAGCTTCGGCAATCGCACGCGAAAAGTACGGCGACGAATTGCAGCGCGTTGAGGAGTTCTTCCAGTATCCCGACAAGCGGATGCAGTTCAACTTCTCGCAATGGCTGACTGACCTGATCTACTCGCACCTCGTCTACGACGGCATTGTCGTGTCGCCACAATACAATCTTGGTGGCGAACTGATATCCCTGTCTACGATCGACACACCAACGATCAAGATTCTGCTGGACAACCAGGGCTTCATTCCGCAGCCACCCGCACCCGCGTATCAGCAGATCCTGTATGGCTTTCCGCGCGGCGAATACACGGCCGAGAACGTGAACCAAGATGGCACAGTTCCGGGCGGTCAGTCATCGGACGATCTTGCCTACTACGTGAGGCGTCCGCAGCCAGGGTCCATGTATGGAACTTCGCAGATTGAAGAGTGCATCAACATCGCTACGATTTACATGGAGCGCCAGGCGTGGCTGCATGCTGAGTATTCGCATGGCGTTACGCCTCGGATGTTCGTTGAGACCGAAGGCACGGAGAACTGGACGCCCGAGCAACTGGGTTACTACGAACGCACATTGAACGATCAGTGGTCAGGCCAAACGCAACGTCGTCAGCAGATCATGCTTGGGCGTCCCGGCATGAAGCCGACACAGCTCAAGGGCATTGACGAAGCATACAAAAGTGACTATGACGCATGGCTCGTCATGCAGATGGGCGCCAAGTTCGGCATCCCGCAAGCAATGCTCGGCATTCAGATGCACTCGTCCATCGGCGGCGGCGCTGCCGGTAAGCAACAGTCGGATCAGGCCGAAGCCTTTGCTACTGACGCATTGCGTAACTTTCTCATCGACTGCATCAACGACATGGCTCGCCGGTTCATGGGGGTCGGTCCTGAACTAACGATGACCGCCACTGGCGGCGGCAATGACGATGACGATCTAACCCGCGCCCAGGCGGATGCCGTTGACGTGAACACGGGAATCCGCTCGCGCAACGAAGTCCGCGCCGAGCGTGGTATTCCGCTTGATCCTGCGCCCGAAGCGGATTCGCTCGGAGTGACTTCCCCGACCGGCGTGACCTTCCTTCCCGGATTGCTGCAAGCACAGCAGACCGCAGCCGAACTAGCAGCACAACCACCGCCCCCACCCGTCCACGTGATTGCGAATCCTGATGGCTCAACCACCCCAGTCGCCACAGATCCCGCAACCGGCCAACCTCACAATCCAGTTACTACATCTGCGAGCGTCACTCATGGCGGTACAAGCGCAAGTGTCGGATCTGCTGCAAGCGTTGCCCCAGTCAAGGCCGACGCCAAGCCCGATGTTGCTCCCAAAGACGATCCCCGACAGCCAGAGACTGACGCCGAAAAAGAACTTGCTGCGTTCGCCAAGTGGGGCCGATCCCATCTGGGGAAAGAATCGGCCCGAGACTTCGATTTTAGATGGCAAGATGGAGCCACTGCCGGACGCCTCAACGACCTCGTAAGGTCTGGTGACGCCGAACTGGTGAAGGCTGCCATCACAGAGGCACGAGACACCCCTACGGTTGCGCCTAAGGCTACGGAATCCGATGTCGCTAGCCAGGTCGCAGATCGGCTATCTAAGGATCTGGCGGCACTCAGGCAATCGTACGAATTGCTGGACGAGGCACGCAGTCTGAAGGTCTAGCCGTGACGGACATCGACGCCATCGTTGACGCTGCCCGTGATGAAATCCGCAAGGAAATCGCACGCGTTAATGCGGAGACTGAGCGGCTGATCAAGGCGTCGAAATGGGCCAGTCATCCCAATCATGAACTCCACGACAAGATCGTGGCGTATTACACCCCACTGATCGCCACCGCACTGAAGGACGCCATAACCGGCGTGCGCGCCACGATCACGTCGGCGCAGAACAAGTACGCAGCCGCTCAAGCCAAGACGAAGAAGGCCGCTGGCGACGAGGTGGCCGAAGGGACTTTGGCCCAACAGGTGGCACGCCAAGCCGCCCAGGCTGGCATCGGCACATCGCAGGCGGAACTCAAGCAGATACTCGCTCGCATGACGGCGGACTCGGCTCTTGCCGGTGTTCATAGTGCCATTCAGCAGATTCCTGGAACACGGGTGCCCGATGACCTGGCTGAATTGTATGATGCGGTGGATTGGTCATCTTGGTCTCCGGGCAACGTCGCAGCCGCAGACACATTGTCTGGCGGACTTCAGTCGGTGTTGGATCAGATCGGCGCCACCCTCAACGGCATTACGGACACCAACGTTGAGCGCATCGGCAATCAGATTGCTGATGGCCTGACAGGCGGCGACAGCGTACAAACCATCGGTAACAACATTGCCGACATGGTTGGCAGCGATTCGCGTGCGTTGACAATTGCTAACACGCAGACAGCGATGGCCGTTTCGCAAGCGTCAATGGACACGTACAATGCCAACGGTATTGACCAGTGGGAATGGCTTGCAGAGGACGACGCGTGTCCGATCTGCGAAGACAACATGGACAACAGTCCCTACGACGTAGGAGATGATCCCGATCCGTCAGTGCCAGCACACCCAAATTGTCGATGCGTCTACATCCCCGTCGTAAAGACCTCGTCAGACGAATCCGACACTGGCGATTCAACCGACGAGGACGCGGACGACAGCAGCGACGAAGGGACCGATGATGGGTAAGCACACCATCCGTTATCGCAATGGATTAATGGCCTGGAATCCGTCGAACGATCCAGAATGGCGCTACCGCAAGACGCTGGAAAAGAAAGACCGCGACGCGTTCGACGCCAAGGACGACGACGATCGCAAGATGATCGTCCAGGCGTGGGGGCTTGAACAGGTCGGTTGGAAGTTCTAATGGCTGGCATAACCATTGATGGTGTCGGTGGATTTGAAGCCGGACTAGACGCCCTTATTGCCAGCGTTCAGGAAGCTACTCGCCTAGCCGTCATGTCGGGCGCACACCTGATTGAAGCGCAAGCCAAGCAGTCCATGAACGGTCCTGGCCCAAAGGTGCAGACCGGGACGCTGCGCAGAAGCATCAATGTCATTGACACCACGTCACTGGGCGCTGGCAGTTATCAAGCCCGCATAGCGCCGACCGTGATCTACGGGCGGCGGCAGGAACTCGGTTTTCACGGACAAGATTCTTTGGGACGACACTACAACCAAAGTGGCCGTCCGTTCTTGTCCACGGGGCTGAACAAAAGCCTCCCACTTTTGCAGGGCGTTTTCAGCGCAGCCTGGCAAGCGGCAATGCGAGCGTAACTTTCTGCCCGGCGGTTCGCGTCAACGGTTCAGCCGTGCGTTGACCTCCCGCAACGACGGTGCCGGTACCACCGCCGGGCAACTTTTAGGAGCATCAGAATGGCGCATATCGCGGTGGACATTGACGGGACGGCCGCTGCGGCACCACAACAGATTCAAGAACTGTGCTCGTCTCTCCAAGCGGCGGGACATCGGGTGTCGATCGTTACGGGAACTGCCAACCCTACGGCATCTCAGCAAGACTTTGACGAGAAGGCCAACTATCTGAACAGCATTGGCATGGGTCAGTCGTACGACGACTTGACCGTTATTGCTCACGGCGATGATGGCGGTATCGCTAACGCCAAGGCGCAATGGTGCAAGGACAACTCGGTCGATTGCCTAATCGATAATTCTAAGGCCAACGCGAAAGCGGCGGTTGCTATCGGCATACCCCTTGTGCTTGTTCCGTGGGCATCTCGCGTGGATGGTGGTTAATGAGCAAGAAGAAGCGGGCACCAGAAATCCGTCCAGTCTTTAACTGGCTAGACGACGTTGCCGATCATGACTTCGACGCTGCAGAAGCGTATCTGTCCATGCGGTTTGATGACGATGTTGTTCACCAACTCGTCCACAACCTACGCAACGCCAAGATCACCGAGCGTCGTGCCAACGACATCCTGCGTGCGTGTGGACACGACCCATTGCCGATCACCGATGCTGGCGTGTTGCATAACTTGCTGAAGGTCGCACGTGGTGAAGCGATGAGTCCGGTGCTCGTTGTCACTCATGACGGCGAGTCCGACATCGCTGACGGGTATCACCGCGTCAGCTTGGTCTATCAACTTGATCCTTTCGGCGTAGTGCCGTTGCGGATTGCGTAAAGGAACCCCCCTATGCCGAGTGCAAACTTTCGCCTAAAGGTGTCTGTGGAGCCTGACGAACCTGACGCACCGCCTGTTGTGCGCGACATCGGTGGATCGGTCATCAAGTCCGACGCCGAGCAGCGTTACGTGCTCATGGTTGCCTACCCCGCCATGAAGGCAGACACGGGTACGGCCCAGGACGGATTTCGCGATTTCGGGCAGGCCGCAGTCATTGAAAAGGCGTGCTTCGCGTTCATGCGCAAGGGCTGCAAGCTCGGCATGTGGCACAAAGATGGTTATAGCGACTGCGGCGAAGTGGTCGAGAATTACATCTACCGTGGACCGACGTGGGTAACAAAGAGCGACGACGGGACTGAACAGGTCATTGAGCCAGGCGACTGGTTGACCGGAATGATACTCACACCAGAAGTCTGGTCCATGTACAAGGCTGGCGTTATCGGTGGAGCATCCCCGCAAGGAAAAGCCAAGCGACGCGTTCCGGACGCGGCCACGTTGGCTCAACTCAGGAGCTAGATAAATGACGACCGATACGGCCATCACTGAATTTGAAGACATCGACCCAGATGAACTCCATCTTGTCGGCAACGGTGCGAACGGATTTAAGGCACTGCTTGCCAAGTCTGCGAGCGAAGAGGTGCGCGAAGTTCTTGAGATCATCGCTGACGCCACCGACACGGAGATTGTGAAAGCCGACGATGATTCTGGCGACAAGCCAGATCCGTGTCCGCTCTGTGACGGGCAGAAGACCATCAAAGACGGACACGTCAAGTGCCCCAAGTGCAAGGGGACTGGAGTGGCCCCCGCTGTTGGCGACACGACCAAGACTCTCGCTGAAAAGGCTGAGTCTGGCGTGGCCGCAAGCGGCGCCGCCGTTCCCGTTGATGACACGTGTGAAGCCTGCAAGGGTTCCGGCAAAGACGAGACGGGCGTGTGCGATGCGTGTGCGGGGACTGGCAAAAATGCCGACGCTCCGGCCGCTGGTCAACTGAATGCAGTGAACGCCGACGCTGGAAGTGTGACTGAAGGTGCTGGCGGACGCGAGGCCGTTGATAAGGCGGCTCAGTCCACCGCAGACCAGAACGTCAGCGACGCCAGCAAGGCTGCCGGTTACGTGCCCGAGCCATATCACGCAGATGCCGACGAGACCGTTGAGTGTCCTAAGTGCCAGAAGATGAACGACGTTGACGCGTCGTTCTGCGATCAGTGCGGCTTTGAATTGAAGGGTGCGCCAAGCGTCAAGGTCGAAGCCGCTAAGGCATCTGGCGATGTGTTCACTGCGCCAAATCTGGCACTAGCTGCTGCCGCTTCGCAGGTTGTTGGCGATCCGGCACCTGACACTGGTGGCAGCGACAGCATGGACGACGGCTCTGGCCCGATGTCACCGCCCGCTACGCCTGGTTCGCCAGCGTGGGAGGCGGTTGACGCCCAAACCGCCACAGACGCCGCACTGGCGTTGATGACTGCGGTTGAGTTGATGCGGACGTTCGCACAGCGTGAGTCGACTGAGGTGGCGATGGGCGAAGGCAACGATGTCTTCGACGCCTACGCCGCGTCCGAGGCCATCTGTGCCGCTCAGGCTGCACTTGGCGTCATGGCCCAGCTCGCATTCCACGAAGGACTTGAGGCAGCGAAGTCGTTGCCAGATGACGAAAGCGTTGAGAAGGCTGGCCGACGTTTGGCCGGTAAGACCGTTGCAGCACTCGCTGCGGCACGTGACAAGGCCAAGGATTTGGCTGATCACATTGGTGGGGTACTCGGAGACGACGACCCCAAGAAAAACGCCAGCAAGAGTGCTGACGAAATCGATATGGACGCTTTGTCCAAGGAGTTAGAGAATATGTCAACTGACGAGCTTACGAAGGTGCTCGACGCGCGCGATGAAAAGCTCGTCGGGCTCCTTGCCGAAGCACTGAAGAGTGCGCCCAAGGGCGATACCAAGAAGTCCAAGAAGGACAAGACGGAGGATGCTCCGGCCGAGGCCGTTAAGGCTGAGGGCGAGGACGCCGAAGTTGTGGCTGAGGTTGAGGCCGATGGTGAGACCGTTGCGGAACCCGCTGACGATGCCACCAAGGCTGCGCTGACGCCCGAAGAGATCGAGGCTAACGAAGCCGCTGCTTCCGCTAAGAAGGAAGCCAAGCGACTGAAGAAGGCCGCAGAGCAAACCGCCGCGGATGCGGCCACAGCAAAGGCAATTGAAGAGGCAGTCGCAAAGGCCACGGCGGCAGTTGACAGCCTGAAGGATGAACTTGCTGCGGCAAAGCAGGCAACGGATGACCGACTGGCCACCGTTGAAAAGATGGCGGCACCCAGCAACATCGTGCGCACGGCTCCGACCGATGCACAGAATGTTGCGAAGGCGCGTGACGAGAAGGAGTTGCGTATTGCGACCCTTGAGCGTGAAGCGCGTGAAACTTCAGACCCCGCAGTCCGTGCAGGCAACCGTGAGATTATCAAAGAGTTGCGTGCCGACATGACTGCCCCCAAGAACTAGAAAGAGAAACATATGTCGATCCCTAACGCTAGGGAACTCTTCGACGGTGACTCTGATCCCTCTGCTCAGTCTGAGCGTAATGGCGCCTTGCGCAAGAACGTGAAGTCGAACCGAGAGGTCACGGAAGCCCGTCAGGAGTTCCTTGAGGAAATGACCAAGGCCACTATCGCCGGTTTGAATGGCGATACTGACTTTGTGCGTGGGACTCCCGACCAGGTTGCTCAGGGTTATATCCCTGGCCGTGGTCCGGTTATGCCCATTGCTACCAACCCCACCCGTCGTGAGGCTGTTCGTAAGGCCATGGACGAGTACGAGATGGCCAAGTCCGCAGGGACTGCCAACTGGGGCGATCTTGAGAAGGAATGGTCATTGACCAACCCGATCTCGACCGGTCTGGTTCCGTTCGACCTTGAGGCTCCCGCCAAGCTCCTTACCCCCCGCCCCACGCCACTGCGTAACAGCATCCCGCGTGTTAAGGGTCAGGGTGGCGCTCGTCGGTTCAAGACCATCACCGGATTCACCGGTACTGGCACGGGTGGTCAGACGACCACGCAGCCCGGTATCAGTGAGACCAGCACCAACGCTGGTCCGGGTGGTCTTAGCTACATTCGTGGACCATACATCAACTACGCCGGTATCGACACCACGCTGAACTACGTGACCACGTCACTCAGCGACTCGGTGTCTTGGCAAGCGGAGTATCAAGGACAGGGCTTCGAGGACATTCGTTCGCTTAGCAATACCGCTCTGCTCTACTCTACAATGTTGCTTGACGAGCGTCTGATGATCTACGGTCGTGGAACTACGGGTAACGGCTACGCCGGTGCTCTTGGTACCCCGGCTTCGGTGACTCTGGCTGCCGTGTCGGCTTCGATTGCGCCTTCTGGTGCGACCACTCCGGCGTTGGCTTCCAACGTCTGGGTCGTTGTGGCCGCTGACGCTGGTGACCTGCTTGGTACCAACGGTACTGCGATGCACGAGGGTCCGGCTACCGCCGCAGCTTCGGTCAACGTGGCTGCTGGCCAGGCTGTTCAGGTGACCGTTGGCTCCGATGTGGCTGGCGCCCTTGGTTACAACCTGTACGTCGGTTCCGTCTCGGCTGGTCCGTTCTACTACGCTGGTCGCACTGGTTACAACGTTGGATACATCAAGGCTCAGCCTTCGACTGGTCCGACCGTTGCATCTAGTGGTGCTGACACTTCGGCACAGGCCAACAACTACGACGGTCTGCTGACCAACGTCGCCGCTTCTGGTGGTTACGTCAACCGGCTGAACGCTGCACTGTCCACCACCAACCCCGGCGTTGAGTTCCAGACGGCATTCGCCAGTCTGTACGAGTCGGTGAAGGGTGACCCCGAGGAAGTCTGGCTGAACGGTTTCGACCGTCAACAGCTTTCCAACGCGCTTCTGAACAACGCTGCGAACTCGTCTTACACGATGTTCGTGCAGCAGGATCAGATGAGCGGCGTGAACGTCGGTGCCGTGGTTTCGACCATCACCAACGAGGTCACTGGGTCTTCGGTCCCGTTGACCGTTCACCCGTGGTTCCCGCAGGGCAACGCGCTCATTCGGCAGAAGAACCTTCCGATCCCTGACAGCAATGTCGCGGAGACGAGCGTTATGGTGCTTCCGCAGGATTATGTGGCGGTCCAGTGGCCCGTTGTACAATTCACCTATGATGCGAGCACTTTCGAGATTGGGACTTTTTGTCACTACGCCCCGGCGTGGAACGGTCTCATTCAGGGCATCAGCGGTACAGGCATAGGAACCGTTCCTCCGAGCTTCGGTGATTCCTAATTCAAACTAAGGGCTGATTGATTTCAGTTCTGGCTCCCGCAATGGTTACTCGCCAGTTCGATTCTGGCGGCGGGAACGTAAGATGTCTGCTGGTGGGTTTCTAACGTAATGAAGCACGCGCTCATCAAACTCCGTAGGACAACCCTCAATCTCTCTGAGATATGCGTGGCCCACCATTCGCTCCAGCTGCTTGTTGCATTCCCGGCAGAGCAGACCCCTCCAACATCGCTCACACGACCTGCCCGATGGATGTTCACAGGTGTGACTGTGGTCAATGTCAAACGATTGCGGTCCCTGTTCGGCGCTACATAGCGCGCACTTGTGACCCTGTGTCTGAAGCAGTAATTGAAATTCTTCAGACTCCATGCCATGCCGCCAGTATTGTTGACGCTGGCTTGTGGCTGTTTTGCAAGGATCACAACGACATCCTGATTGATATCTAGCGTCAGTCCCGTGCTCAGCGACATCACGCCACCGCTTACGGCTGCGACGAATCCCCTTGCGGTAGTCCCGCATATAGGCGTTGTTCGCCTCTTTACACTCATCGCAGCGACATCCATCCGAGTACCTTGCTATTTCGCCATGCGGCGCATTTGTTGCCATTCCAAAAGGATAGCACAGATTACGTGCCCGGTCAACCATTCAGTTTACGTCTTTAGGAGCCACACATGGCAGGAACTTACAGCGGCAAGAACGTCGTCTATGTCGCAACCGCCGCATCCGTTGGTGCCGATGTCGTGGTCCTCTCCGGCGCCGGTCACTCCGTCAAGGTCACCAACGTCAGCGGTTCTGCCCCACTCTTCTGGACCGTGAGCCACCCCGGCGGCACCTGCGCGATTCCGTCCACGAGCGGCAGCGTTGAGGCTTGCTACGTCACCGCTGGCGGCGCTGGCATCTCCACCAATGCACGTGTTGCCGGAGAGTACGGCGCCGTCGTCCAAGTCGTCTCCACCGGCACCCCATCCTACACGGTCGAGGTTCAATCGGCCCACGCCACCTCTTAACGAAAGGCCACCATGGCTCCTACCGGATACTACTTCTCGTGGCAGGTCGCGCAGGCCAATGCTGCCAGCGTCCCATCCGCGGCACTCACGATTGTGGCGAACCCGGTCTAAATGGGATCACCGTCCACATTCTGGCCCGAAGCCCTACCGTGGGCGCGCATCGCACACGCAGAGACCGGCGTACTCACGTCGGTCATCCTGTCACAGTGGGCTATCGAAACAGGCTACGGCGGCGCAGACTGGCAGCCACCATTTAACAATCCCGGAAATGTGGGATCGTTTGATGGCCAGCCGGTCAACAGGTTCCCATCACTGACGCAAGGTGTAGCCGCCTACGTTCAGACGATCAAGCTCGGCTACTACAACGCGGTCCGCGCCGCCACAACGTGGGACGCTCAGTGCGTCGCACTCGGCAACTCACCGTGGGCCTCGGCGCACTATCGCCTACCCGGTGGCAGCAACGGCTCCGAGCTGATCTATGTCGTTGAGCACTACAACCTCACGCAGTACGACGGTGCTGCTCCACAACCTCAGCCGCAGCCCACACCACAACCGACCCCAACACCCACGCCCAAGGAGTACGAGATTATGGACAGCACCACCGCCGCCAATGGTGACATCGTGAGCCACGCAGTCACCCCTGCTGGCCACTATCTTGAGATCACGCGCAAGGCTGGCGATCAAGGCGAGGCTGCCACTCAGGGTCTGAGCATTATCGACATCACGGCAGCGTTCCCTCAGTTCACCGTTCAGCCATAACGGTGCCGGTCGTATGACCGAGGAACGCAAAACGCGCAAGCAACTGCGCGAAGAGGCCGACGCCAAGAAGTCCAAGCGGGCCAACACCGACAAACTCAAATCTGACCTAGACGCCATCGTTCACCTCATTGACGATGCTCTCGGCGGGGGCGAATAGTGTGCCCGACACCATCCCCTGGTACAACGACCTGCCGATAGCCACACCCGCATACGGCGGCGGCGGAATTGCCGTTGAGCAGAACGCCGCCCGCTGCTGGAAGAGCGCAGACGATAGCGACCTGCGTTGTCATGCGATGGCTGTCAATGATGCCGGATTGTGCGAACAACACCTACGCGAGATGCGCACCGACTGCGCCCTCGTGTGAATATTACCCTATTACTTCAACACAAGGCGGAAGTGAATGTTGGCGAGTGTTCATCTAACCACTCTTTACGAACTCGGTGGAGTGACAATCCTCATCGGTGCCATTGTTGCGGCGATTCGCGCCCTATACAAGATGGTGCGGCACATGGGACTTGTCCATGAGGCCATCGTTGGCAGAACGGCAGAGCCGGGTGTGGACGCCATCCCGTCGATGATCGACAGGTTCCATACCGTTGACGCTCACCTGACCACTCAAGACGATCACCTGATCACCCAAGATGATCGACTCGCAACCATTGAAAAGGAATATCGCCCCAACGGCGGGACTTCATTGCGGGACAGCATCAACCGCAACGAAAAGATGACGAGCGATATCGCCATCACGGTGGAACAGCACATGGTTGCGGACGAAGCGATCTGGCACGAACTAACCGACAAGCTTTTGGTGATCTCCGGTGGTCAGGAGTTGGCCGCACATACGGCACTTGACGTTGCCGTGGTCGTGAAGAAAGCGGCCGAAGCCGCTGCCGTTGCCGTGAAGGAAGCGGCCGAAGCCCAGGCCGCAATCGTGAAAGCAGACGCAGCAACCGACGCGATAAGCGTAAGAGAAAAGCTGGTGGACCAAGCCGCCGTTGTAAGAACACAGTTGCAGGGTGCTGCCGCAGATGTAAGGGGGGCGCTCGATGCTGAGTCTACCGCTGCCCACGTTGAAGCCCAAGCGCAGGCAGACGAGCGAGACCGTGTGCGTGATGAGTCCTCGCTGATAAAGCAGCGAATGGTGGACGATCCCGCCACCACAGAAGTTTGACAATCGCAACACCTAATTAAGGAGACCCCATGGGTCCAGTATCCGCCGTCGTGGCATCCGTTTGGTTAATTATTTATGGGTTGGTCTACGCCAACGTCTTCGCTGCCGCCCCAACGCCTAGCGCAATCAAGGCCGTGGCCGTGATTGCGATTATCGCCGCAGTCGTGGTCCTCATCGACACGTTCTGGGCCTGGACTCACAGGAACGCGTAATGCTGCGACTGATAGGTGCCATCGTAGTTATCATTATCGTTGTTGTGGTCGTGCTGACCATCATCTAATGAGCGTCTTCGACCTGAAGATCCTCGCGCCCCTCGCCGTCATGGCATGCATGGCGGTCGCGGGGTGGATCTACCTGCAACGCGAATATGCCGAGTACCTAAAGATCGCTAGAGCCTGAACAAAGGGAGGCGCTGTGGCTGAGGTTGCTGTGCTGATCCCGCTTATGCGCGCCCATCGGATCGCGCCCGTTGTTGAAAGCATCATCGCCACCACGGATTCGCCGCACATTGTAGTGATAGCAACGGGCGAATGTGCCAACGCCACCAGAGACTTACCCGTGACATTGCTGGAAGATACCGGCGGTTCGTGGGGCCAACGTATTAACGCTGGATACAAGTTGACATCTGAATCCATCGTGATGACCGCTGCCGACGATCTATTCTTTCATCCTGGCTGGTTTCCGCCAATTCAACGAGCGCTTGATGCTATCGACGGTGGTGGCGTATGTGCCGTTAATGACACATATAACGCCGCGGGCGTGCATTTCTGTCTCTCAAAATCCTACATTGAAACTATCGGTGGCGTGCTTGACCAACCTCCCGGTGTTATCTGTTGTGAAGACTATGTCCACAGTTTTGTGGACGATGAATTAAGAGCAACCGCCCAATTCCACGGTAGGTGGGGTGGCGTCATCCGTGAGTCGGTTGTGGAACACCAACATTACGGCGCAGGCAAAGCCGATCACGATGCTGTTTACGCAGCGGGATCGGCGTCAATGCCACAGGGACTAGCAACACTTCAATCACGATCACACCTTTGGGCGGCATAGATGGCTAATGACGGACAGATCGAGGTAGATGCCGGAACCGGCTCAATTTTCGTAGACACCAGTGTCGTAACCACCGGCGAAGGTGCTGGCCAGAATCGCCAGAGAGTTGCGATTGGGGATGCCGTTCAGGGCGAAAACTTTCTTTCGATAGGTGCCGATGGCGCTTCCAGCGTCCACGTCATTCCCTCTGGAACCGCTGCATCGGTTGTGGTTAGCTTCCCAGCAGTGCAGCCAGTCTCACAATCGGGCGCATGGAGCGCATCGGTTGATGGAACGGTCGTGGCGACACAGGGTGGCGCGCCGTGGACCGTGGACGCCCTTCAGCAAGGTAACTGGGGCGCGTCGATATCTAATGTTGTCCCAGTCTCGCAATCCGGAGCCTGGGCCGCATCCGTTGACGGCACAGTTGTCGCCACACAAGGTGGTGCGTGGACCGTCAACGCCCAGCAACAGGGGAACTACGGAGCATCCATCTCCAACTTCCCAGCAAGCCAGGCGGTCACGCAAGGAACCGTTCCGTGGGCTGCGTCCGTTGAAGGTCAAGTCGGCGTCACACAGGTAACGAGCCCGTGGGTCACGTCTGGCACCGCCACCGTCAGCGGTTCGGTCTCCGCCATTCAAACGGGCACGTGGTTTACCACGGTCAGCGGCAGCGTCACTGCTCTTCCGAGCGGCAACCAAACCGTGTCCGGCAGTGTGTCCGTCCTGAACCAATCAGGATCGGCATCCGTCCAACTCCTCCCGTCATCAAGCGACATCGGCTACGTGGGAACGTGGACGACAAGCGGTCCGGTTACCGGACAATCCTCGGCCAGCGTCACGACAATCCAAATGACTGCCACGTCATCAGTTCCGATCAACGGCATTCTTGTTGGAGGCGTATCTAGCAATGTGTATTCGGTATGGGCGGGGGCGTCCGGCGTGGCATCTGTTGGCGCAACGGGGGGAGTTGAAGTCCAACCCGGCGGAATCGTCCCGTTCACGTGCGGAAACGTCAACCAAATTTACATCGTCGGCAGCAACAATACCGATATCGTTTGGTGGAGCGTCCTCTAGTGCCGATTCCTCCGTTCGCACCCGCACCCGGATTAGCCCGTTCAACGCAGACACTCGCCGCATCAGTGTCCGGCACCGGCACCATCACGCGCTCTCAGGTTGGGCCGCTCAAGCTCTACGTGCTCCAACTCAACGCATGGAACGACCCCGGCCAGACGATCACATTCTCCTCCGCGTTCACCGTCGATACGCCAGGATGGATGGCAACTCCCAACGTTCCCCCCACCTTCGTGCCAACCGCATCTAAGACCACGTTCCGACTGCCCACCACTTCGGCCACCGCCATCACCGGAGTCTTCATTATCCAGGGGGTCTAGTGGCAGCCAGCGTAGCCAATATCCCCATCGACTCAGGCATCACACCCCAGACGCTCGCCTTCTACAACCAGCTGTGGTCGCTGTGGCAGAACAACAAGCACGTCTCCGCCGCGTGGCTCTCAATCGGTCAAACAGAACTCGCTCAAGCGCCGCAGGGACAGCCCGAATGGAACCTCCCCAAGCTCACCACCGGGCAGACCCCCGCGATGGTGTGCTTCAACGGTGGCGTGGTGTGGGCAGCGAACGGCGAAGCAGTCAATGTCTTCGGCGCCCCGTCCATGACGCTGGCCAACAACTGGGACGGGATGCTCCCGCTGCTCCAAGCTGTCGGGTCGCACGGTGGCGCGGCGCAGGGGATGGCGGCGTTGCGGTCCCCGATGCTCTACACGGCTGGGTCGGCGTACCCCGGCATCACCACCACCGTCGCCGCGATCAACGCTCTCGGCTACATGCCGATGAACGTTACCGGCCCGTTCTCCGCGGGTGGCGGCAGCGGCGTGATCCCGTGCTCCGATGGGTTGCACCCGTTCACCTACACCGGACTTACCACGAACAC